TATACTCCACCTTGCCGACTTCCACATTTTCAAAATGTGTCATATACTTGTAGGGTTCTTTGAGGAACGGGTTGTTTTGTGTCATGTCGTAAAGTATCATGAAGTCCTGCTCTTGCTTGATAATGGGGAAATAGTTGAAGATAAGCACGTTCGCGGTCTGCAAACAATAACGTCTTATGCAGTTATACGTGAGGTCATAGCGGTCTTGCTTTTTCAAGCATTCGTTCAGGATTATCAGCGATTTTTGACTTATTTCTTGCAAAAGCCTGTAGAAGTACACATACCGGATTGTGTCGCTGAACTTGATGTTTTCTCCAATCCCTAAGTCATCACCAATGACATACACCTTGTCTATATCATTGGCGGCAAGATAGTCATTGATGATTTTCAGCTTGTCCTGTTCACCTATGTAAATCTTTTTCATGTCAATCTCCTTGATAGTACACGTTCTTCTCCATGTCCCGCATTTCCCATGCCGGACTGTAGAGCTGATTTTTGAAGAGTTCCGCAACGCCTGTTATCTGTTTCAGACGGTAGACTTCTTCCATCTCCATTCCAAGGCTTGTGGCTATCTGCTCATCGGTTACGCCCTCTCCAACCAGTGCTTTAACCAGATCACTCATAAGCTCCTCATGATGTACGCCCCTTGCCCTGTTGAACTGCACCGTTGCTATCATGCGCTCGCTGAGATTATGGTCAAGCACGACAATCGGCAGCTCCTTTGCTTTCAGATAGTCCTTGAAGATTGAGTACCGATGAAATCCATCTATGATGATATACTTGTCGTTCTCTTCGTCGTAGATTGTCACCACCGGGAAGCAAAAACCGTTGCTCATAATGCTTTCTTCAAGTAGTAGCATATTGTTGACGCTAACATGATTCGGATTGTAATTATTCGCTACAACCTTATCAATATCAACCAACCTCACATCGAAGCACGGGAGCTTTATCTCTCCTTTTTCACTTTGTATCGTTCTCATACAGAACCCCTTTCCAATAATTCAGAGCCTTTTCTCGCTTATCCTCACCGTTCGTTATTCCGAGGTTGTTTTCGTAGTCATTCAGTATCAACTGCTTGCACTGTTGCCGCGCGACGTAGTTGTTATTAAGCTGCTTTGAAAAGCGTTTCTCGAATATCGCTTTTATGTCGTTGTCCTTAACCGTCGAAAGCAGAAAGTCTCTATAAGCAATCCAGTCTTTGAAGTTTTTCGGCAATTTCCTACACCTGAGCATTAAATTATCCTTGCCGTAAATGTTTCCGACCTGTATACCTTGCGTCCTGACTATCAGCCTATCATATGTTTCAGGCTCGAACTCCGGCAGCTCAACCAATGAATGAAATGACTTTTCATGTATCAAGCTCGATACTCTCATGTCTTTCATACCGAGTCCCTTCTTGTACTGATAGTCGTATATTTTGGAATATCTCACGCCATTTTCGTAAAGGAATCTCCATATATCCTGAAAGTTCCAATCATACAGCGGGTACAGATTATAGTTTCCGTTGTTGCGGTATGTGCTCCAATAGATGTTCGGGATTCCGGCATACTTTGTTACCGCCCGCCACCTATTCAAGCTTTCAGCAGCTCTCAGTCCGATCAGATACGCCGTGTCCTTGTACGTCGCAACGAAGTTATCCATTGCGTCAAAGAACCCGAAGCCCTTCTTCTTGTTGCGAATTGTTTCTTTGCTAACATCCCAAGTTGGCTTAGTAATGCTGTCCGGCTCTTTTGGTCTCATCCAAACATCCTGCTTGTTTTTGTCCCATACCTTGAACTGCGTTTCATCAAGGCTTGTTGCATTCGTAAGGTTGAACTCCAACTGATACCACATCTTGACCGTGTTCTCAGGGTAAAGCCCCATCAGGTAACGCACCTGATCTATTGTACTTTGATAGACCACTTCTTCATCAAGGAAGAAAATGCCTATCTTTCGGTTTCGCTTGTGTGCTTCTTGAAGTGTCATATATGCTAAGACTGTGCTGTCTTTCCCACCGCTGATACTCACGACAATGTGGTCGAAGTGGTCAAAAATCCACTCTATTCTCTTTCGTGTGGCTTCAACCACGTTTATCCCTAAAAAGGTTTGCCTTATCATAGAATTCTTCGAGCCTTTCTATCCAGTTCAGATAATCTTGTTTGTACCACCTATCCATGCTTAACCGACTTGTCATTACGTCAATCTCCGTCTGTTTTGTCCTTGAAATCCATTCAACGAAATCTTGACGTTTGACCGGGAACTCCAAAACCGGATTGATAGCTGCATCCTTGAATGTGGTGAGATTCTTATAGCGTCGATTCCTTCCGGTAAGCGACATAGAAGGTGATAAAGCTTTGTACTTTATATCTCCGCACATTGCTGATAGTCTGTTCGGAATTGTCTGTGGATTGTCAAGCCCGATATTCGCGAATAACTCATCTCTAAGTCTATTGCAATCCCTCTCGTCTTCTTCCGCGACGTTCACGTTGTGGAAATTGATTTTGATATGCACGGGCTTTATGAAATACTTGAAGTCTTTGAAAAGTTCATAGTCAAACCGCTCACCCTTGTATTTCACCCTGTTGTAGAAGTCGAGCAATATCATAAAATCGTCTTTTTCTTCGATGAATGGAAGATAGTTGAAAACAAGTCTGTGCGGGGTCTGATTGATGAAATTTGCAACACAGTTGTATTCATTCATGTATCTCTGCTGTGATATGAGTAAATCATCCAGCACAATCAGCGTATATCGGTTCACATACTGCAAGAGGTCGTAATGTGTCTCATGCTCTTTTGCATGGTGTAATTCAATGTATCGCGTCTCTTTTCCGGTTGTATACTCATTCCGCTGCTTGTTGTATATGATTAAGACCTTTTTCACATCGTTGTTTTCGATGTAATACGAAATGATTTTCTGCTTATCCCAATCGCCTATATAAAACACATCGTTCCTTTCTGCCGGGATTAACCGCCCGGCTCGGTTTGCTGATATTCAGTCCCACACGTGTTCGTTGCAGTAGTCCGACCACTCTTTTTCCATGTCAGTGAGCACCTGCTCGTAATCCTCTCCGTTTATGATACGCTCGCGGGCTTTGCGTCCTGCACTTGCCTGTGCGTAGTTCGCGGAATACTCATAGTTTTCAGCTTTAAGATAAGCGGCAGCGCGAGGATATTTTGCTTTCATTTCACCGATGTTCGATTCCGGTCTCGACGGGAGTCGTCCGTCCCCTCTCTCCATTGCGGCATTAAATTCATCGTGATAAAGCTCATGCTCTGCAATTGCCGCTTTGATTTCGTTCAGCCCCTCAATAGCGTTGATTTTCGCGGTTCTTTCGGCGGCTTCCTTTTCTTTCGCTTCTTTTTCGGCGGTGAGGATTGCCATTATTTCAGGCTTGTGGGCGAGGACTTCTTCAAGCATTTTGTCCGCTTTGATTCGTCTCGCTTCTTTAATCTGAATCATGCCCTCTCTACCTTTACCGCAAGCAAGCGATATTCTGTATTTCTCAATCATTTCTGTTGCCGTCATGATGTTTTTCTCTCTTTCTGTACTCTCTCTTGAGTACATATATATTATACCACTTTAGTGGCATGATTTCTACATTATATTTTGAATTGTTTGTAAATTGATGTTCATATTTATAGGTTCTTTACGAATTCCTTTGCACCGCCGTTGTGCTTCTGGATTTCGCGTTTGACTGTATCGAGCATATTGCCTTTGCGAGATATGCACCTGAATATCAGGTCTTCAAGCCCCACACCGCCGCAGATCATATCATAATAGTTGACCTCTTCGCCCTGCCCCATGCGGTATATTCGAGCTTCGGCTTGTTCCCTCACGGCATAGTCCCATGTATGCTCCGCAAAAATCATATTCTTGCAGAATTGCAGATTCAGTCCGAACGAACCGCAGCCATATGTTATGTAAAGCACATTGAATTCCTTGCGTTTGAATGCTTCGAGAATTTCTTTTCGTTCTTTTGCCTTTTCGTCTCCGGTTATCTTGTGCGCTCCTTCCGGAATGCTCGCAATGAAACGGACGAATATTATCACCTGATCGTTTATCTCTTGTATCAGCTCATTCATTTTCTCGGTTCTGTCAGAATGCGACGTGTAGAACTTTTGCAGCTTCATTGCGAATGCGTTGAAGTTGAGATCGTCCCGCTCTTCATTGAAATACTGATCAAATATTTCGTCCTTGTAATTCTTATACGAGTCCATTGGCGTATGGTAGCATTTCACGTGATATTGCTTTCGTGTCTCAATGTCGAGTGATGCTTCGAACACATAAGGGGATATTTTATCTATCAGGTGTGGGATGTTTACGAAGTTCTTTATTCGTCCTTTGTATCTACCGCGCGTGTAGTATGCGCAGTAGGTGTTGTAGAACTGATTGTATGACATGGAGAGTATTTTCGGGCTGAGGAATTGCATTTGCGCCCATATATCACAGTAGTTTTTCGATATTGGAGTACCATTGAGAATGAGCTTGTACTTTGCCTGTTCGCCCAACTTGATAATTCTATCAGTGCGCTTTGCGTGTCTATTCTTGATTTTCAAGCTCTCGTCAACTACGATGAACGTCCGTTGCCCTTCGGTCTTCTTTATCAATTCGAGATAAATTCTGTCGCTACTCCCGATACTCTCACAGCCTATGACATCAAGATTCAATTCCGGATGCCACTTTTGCCGCTCGGCTTCGATTTCGTTTTTGAGCGAGTACGGACATATCCACAAAACATAGTCTATTTTGTGCGATTTGGACGCAATAAGATCGAGTGCCGTTTTCGTTTTTCCTGTGCCAGTAGCCATGAACAATGCTCCGACTTTCAGCCGCCCGAGCTTTGCTATTGCCCGCTTTTGTGCTTCTGTATTATTACTCATCATCTATCAAACTCTCATCTGCCGTTGCGTGTTCCGGCTCTAATGGTTTCGGTGTGTATATCAGCGGCTCTTCCTCGGAGTATGCCGCTTGCAGTTCTTCTGGTGTCAGCGTTGCTTCATCTGTTGTTTCCCACTGCCCGCTCATGTTCTTTTCCCGCTTTTGTAGCCGAAATTGAAATTCGTCTGTGTATCTGATCTCAGCTTCACCGAATCCAGTTTGCACCAACTTTTTGGGATGCCAGAATGTGAAGCCGTCGTATTTGCCGTATCGCGGCATTTTGAAAAGTACCGATCTATCAGTTTTGGTCTTGATGAACGATTCTTCTATTGTCATGCCTTTCCATTCAGCCATTGTGTCTTACCTTCAATATCGCTTCTCCACTGATATTCTCGTCGAATTCGAACTCCGGGTCTTTCAATGTTTCGAAATCCTTCCCGAGTACGATTGCGCTTCTTTGGCTCAGTGCCATGTAAAGGCACTTTTTCAGGAACTCAATATCTGCTCGATTCTGCTTGACTTCCTTTGCAAGCCTCTGATTTTCTCTGATAAGCCGCTCTGCATATTCTCCGTTGATTCTCATTTTGATTCTCTCTTTCTGCCGGAGGATAACCGCTCCAGCTTGCTTTGTTTATTTTATCCAGAATTTCGTTCTCATTTCAGGCTCAACCTTTATGATTGTCGCCGTTGCGACAATTTCATCATCGTTTCCGATGACTTTATGATTTTTCCAGTCGTAGTTAAGCCATAGCTTTTTGTCCAATCTTTCAATTAACACCATACCGTTCTCCATCTTGACGGATTTTGCCATTGAATCCGTCTTTACAAGCAACTTGAGAACTGTGTTGTTGTAAAGGTCTGTATCGGGTTCTTCCGTCCATAAAATCACAGGGTCTGTTTCGTCACACTTGATTTTTGCGTATGCTATAAATTCCATGTTCTCTCCTTCTCCGGACTTGTGACCGGAGCTTTCGCTCCGCCACTCTGCGATTTCACAACCGTTCAGCAATGCTTGCAAAGAATTTCAGCCCGCTTGCTCTGCTGTGCCTTGTAAAGAACCATGAAGTCTTCCCAAGAAAGCTTATAGGCGTTGCAGTCTTTCGAAAACTCAATCCGAATGCCTTCAATCTCATTGCGGTTGGTGCACGATTCAATGCGCTTGAGATAAGTTTCAGCTTTCTTGCTCAGTTTCTTCATGGCGTTTCTCTCTTTCCACGGTTCTTTATTGGCATTCCGTTTTCCTTTTCTGTATATATATTATACCACTTTAGCGGTATAAGTTCTGTATTATTTTTTGAATTATTTGTAAATCCAACTTCATAATTTCCTGATTTGGGCAAAAAAAATAAAGCCCACTGTTTCCAGTGGGCTTGTATGTTATGGTTTTATCAGTTTTCCTTGCTTGAGCAGATTCAGCAGCTTTGTATTTTGCCCGGCAGTGCCGATGTAGCCGGATATGCCGTTTGCAATCGCTATTTTGCGGCGGTATGCAAAGGACGTAGGCGCGTTGATAACACTCAGCGCGTCCACAATGGATGTACCGATATAGCTTATTTTGGGGAAGTATTTACTCGGGAGATTGAAATAGCCGTAATCGCTATCAACCTTTCCGACTATGCCATTGACGCTCTCACCGCCCCACTGCCACATGACCATGTTCTTGTAGCCTGTCGGCGTGCTATGCTTGTCTCGCCATAAGGCAAGCCAAAGAAGCTCATCCCCGATACCATTCAGGCGATTTCTCAGCCAGTCCGGATTGGTATACACTATCGGTGTGTATCCTGCCGCTCGCACATAGTCACAGAATTGCAGTACAAGCCCTGTCAGCTCGTCTTTGCTCAACCCCTTAAGGTGTTTGCTCTCAACGTCGACGGCGGCATACAGCGATATGTACTTCTTATACGGATGCATTGCTTTTATAAAGCATTGTGCTTCTTTTTTTACCTCAGCGGACGTTTTCGCGGTGAAGTAGTGGTAAGTACCACACTGTATCCCTTCGCCGCTTGCCGCTTTAATATTATAAGCAAACATGGAATCCGTGAACAAATACATATTCGATACTTCTGATCTTCCTTGCGTTGCTTTAATCATGGCAAAGTCAATGCCGTCGAGTTTTACCTTCGCCCAGTTTGGTCTGCCTTGAAATGTAGATACGTCGATTCCCTTGAGTACCATTGTTGCCGTCTCCTTTCACGAAAAAAGCCCCCCGGTTGCGGGAGCTTCTTTCTTTCTTAAATTTGTTACTTTTAAGATATTGTTATTTTTGAGATTGTTATTTTTTGCGTCCAGTTTATCGGTGTCGGAAAATACCGTGTCGGAAATTTTCGGACACGGTATTTTCCATATCGGGTATGTCATTACCCGCAAAACTCATTCACAGCCGCTTCAATCATAATGCGAACATCGTCGTAAACGTCGTCCACATTGAACGATACTCCTTTATTTTTAAGGCATTCGGCAACATAGTTCAGCTTCTCTTTACCTAACTTTTCGCCGTCGACGGTCGGGAATAGCTTTTCAGCCGCTTGCACTGCTACGTCGATATACTCCTTTATGCGTTTCCGCTTTTGCTCGGAGATTTTGCCCTTGAGATAAGGGATAGCGAATACCGTGATAAGTGTTGCGATTAACGCGATTACAGCGTTTATGATTGGTGTTATGTCTACCATTATTTACCACTCCTTCAATCCTTGTTCAGTATTTGGTTGAGATCGATTTGTTCCTGTGTTTCTTTCGGCAAACCTTTGACTATTTTCAGCACGTTTTCGCGACCAGCTTTGCGGTAATAGAAGACATTGGTCGCCGCCACTTCTGCCCATGCTGCTAAAGCAAGCTGAACAACGTTCGCCATGTCGAGATCGGCAAACGCGCCATAAACAACAATGGCGGTCAAAATGACCGCCATTGCGTATGACACAATGAGAATTAGCTTGCTCGTTTCAATCCGCTTGCTCTTCAGCATTATATTTCGTATACCGCGCGGAGAACAACGTCGGTTCGCTCGTCTTTGTCGTTAACAACGTGTCCGACGATTTTGTTGTTGTAGATATACAGCGTTTTGATGACTCGTCTTTCTGTGTCTACATCGCTTGTGTTGCTACCGTAATACCTCGGAACATCGCAGTGGAACGTTTTTCCGTCCCATGTTCCGCCGTTCGGCTTCTTTTTGGGAATAATGGTCGCAACGTCGGAAAGTCCGGTTATCATAGAAGCCGGATGAGTAGCAGGATGAACATATTCAGCGGGCTTGTTTGTCAGGTCGTTGTAATCGCCCGATGTTGCCACTTCCGCAAGGTCAGGAGTGCCGCTCAAGCTCGAATAAGAGCCGGTCGACGCTACGACGGAAAGTCCGCTTATATCGCCGTATGTGTGCGTGTGGGAAGTGTTTGCTTTCCCCGCAATGGTCGCTTCTACCGCTTCGATTTTGTCTGCAACCGATGTCTCGGAATCATTTTCGCCGTAGGCGACCTCTCTCGCAAGGCAAGCCCACAATGTGTTGGCGGCGGCTAAAGACTGCAATCTGACGTTCTCTTCGGTCGTCGGAGGGTTCGGTTGTTCGTCGTAGCTTTGTTTTGCTTTGGTTTCCATAGTGTTGTTCCTCCATATTTTCGATAAAAGATAGGGTAGGCTTTTCGCCTACCCTTTGTTGAGCACTTATCCCTCAGTGCCAAGAGTTCCGCCGTACTCGGTCGGGATGATTTCAGGCAGTGCGAAATCATTGATTATGATTTCAGCAACCTGTGCCTTGAGTTTGTTCGGGACGCGCTCGAACTCGGTACGTCCTTCGACAACTCTGCAAGCAAACAGCATAGCCATCATTTCACGGTCTCCTTTCACAAAAATATTTATCAACAGCCAATTGGCGATTGATTCAACTGCCTTACGCATAGACGATTTCTGCCATCTCAACAATGCAGTCCTCCAACATTTGGTTGGATTCTGTCAGTGCCTTGACTTTGGCTTGCAATTCCTTGTTCTCGCCCCTGAGAGTTTCAAGCGGGCTTACAGGGATTTTAGGTACAAAGTCCTTCGTTTTGGTTACGTCTACAAGTTCCCCTGCATCGTTTTTGACATAATCGAAATACGGCGCGAACTCTTTGATTTTTTCGATCAACTCAGCATTATCCGAGCTGGTCTCGTCTATGACAAATTCGGCTTCGCCTGTCCAATCCTCATTCGGTTTATCAGAACGAGTTTCATAGATTTTAAGGTCGTTTGTAGTGTAAAGAATCATGATGATACCTCCTTTAGAACGCAAGATAGTAGTACGTAACTCCGGATATGTTTAGCGTACTGACCAAAGAACCACTTCCCTCAGCGCTTGAAGTATAGAATCCTTGCATTTGGTAGTTACTGTCTGGAGCGTTGGCGCTTGAGATGAGTGATAGAGTTGCTCCTTCTATATATGCGAGCTTTGTTGGGCTCTCGCCCCTACCCGTATACCATTTCCCTTGATCGGAATTATAAAATCGGCACTGAGCATAGCCCATAATCGCATTGCTTTTCGTAACCGTTAGAACGCAGCCTGTATTATCCATCAGCATGACTACATTTGGTGTCAGGGCTAACGAAATGCGTCTTGGAGAATATGATGTCGGGTCGATGTTACTGTTTATTTGGGCTGTTCCTGTCCCGTCTCCAACGTATGAACCGGTTGCGATTGGTTTGTTGATTAAATCTGCATAGTCGCCACTTGTAGCAACGGCTTTGAATGCCGGTTTGTTAAGCAAGTCATTGTAGCTACCACTTGTAGCTACTGCCGCAAGGTTTTGCCATATGCCGCCTGATGGGTCTTCCGTCAGCGCGTATTGCTGTAACTCGCTGATTGCTTTAGCGATTTTGTCCCACTGATAGTTGAAAACACTTGCCGGGGGCTTCATGCCGCCGACAAAGCCTGTGCTTTTCAACGTGCTACTGGGAGCTGATTTCGTGCCGTTTTTTGCCCACTCGTCGAGCGTGTGTTCGAATGTGTGTGCCATTATATCACTCCTTAAATAGGTAACGGAATTTCTTCTTCCGCTCCAAAAATTGTTGCAAATGTACCGCCTGTCGTGCCACCCTCAACGTCTGTGAATCCTGCATTTGCGTCCGTCTCGCCTTCTCCGGCGGCAAAACAGAATGTACCGCCGACGACGATATCATCAAGTGTGATACCGACCGGCAACATAGATTTCATAAGAGCCTTTGCCTGTGTTGCCGTGAAACCCGCTTCATTGATTTTCTCGACCGGAACGGCGGTTGCTCTTATCGCACATCCCCCGACTTCCTCAAAAGCCAATTCCGACTTTTCACAGCCGAAAGACGCGCATAAAGCGTCGCAGATAGATTGATAGCTGCCGTTTGCGAGATTTCGCGTCAACTTTGCCTTTATCATTATGCGGTACTGGTCATCGGTTGCTTCGCCGCGCAATTGCCCGAACCGCTCGCCGTAAAGATCGAGCGTTTCACCTGTGGCATTGTCGATATCAATAATGTCAAAAACCGCTTCAAGCGTTTCTCGCAGTTTTGCCCCCGCTTGCCGCTCGATTTCGAGTATCTTGTAGTTGTTGCTTTCGGGGCTTTTCGCATATGCGTCAGGCAAATTTTTCGCGAAATTATCACGGTTAAATGCGCTCACGGTATCACCTCATAATCCGTAGCATCGTTGAGCTTGATTCTCAGCCCGCCGAATACACAGTTCTGATAGGATTCAGTCGTTATATTTCGTGCAAGCCATGTAGTCTGGTCTGTCGATAGCTTGATTTCGCTTATATCGACCACTCCTTCTACGTCGTGAATAAGCCCATAGAGCGACGTGAGAATCAGCGTTTTGCCAACACCGAGACCGTCAATGTACTCTCTCATGTTCTCTTTTATGCTCTGCTTGCCAGTGTCTCCGGCGAACTTTGGCTCTGTCGTAATCGAGATTCGGACATATACCGTTATCTTTTCCGTATGTGAGAACTTGACTGTATGCGTATAGCCGCCCTCATCGGTCACGGTCTTTGATACCGCGCCATGTGTCAGTATCCCGATAGGCTTGTTTGCAAATATCGCTTCGGCTATCTGCTGCTCATAGTTTGCGCCGCCCGCTACATAGCACTGAAAGCTTCGAGCGGGTCTCCCCGCGCTATCGGTTTCGTTGGTCTCATTGACGATAATTCCGACCGATTCAACAGTAGGAATATTCATCAGCGCGGCGCGGATTGACGGCTCATTGCAACTGCCGAGACCTTCCTTCGCGATATCGTATCGGCTACGTAGATCATAGTCATCTTCGACTTCACTGCCTGTGACGGTTTGAGACACGCCAACTACCCCGGTTATATTTGCGACCGGGTTAACCATTTTGACTATATCCGTTGCAACGATGTTCCCGATTTCGCCCGCCTGTGTACAAGCGACTGTAGCTTGTACCGTTCCGTCTGCGCCAACAGTCTTTGTCTCGACACAGTAAAATGTAAGCTCAGAATCCGTCGATACCATTGTACCGACCGGGAACTCAGTGCCCGCCGTACCGCTTACATTAATAGTATATTCAGCCGCGACCGCCGGATTGCGTGATATGCCAACAATCCAACAAAGTCTATCAAGATTTTGCCCGGTCGCTGTACTCGGAAAGATAGAATAATAGATATTCTCCGCTTCTTCCTCAGTCAGTGCCTGATCATAGGCATTGATTCGGAGAAACTTTCCGAACGGCGTATTTTCGCTCGTGTCAATATCCTCTCCGAACAGCTCTTTCGCTTTTGTGATTTTGTCAGATAAGATATCGTCGAAGGTTCGCCGTGAAAAGCCCTTTTCCGTTAAAGCCACTTACTCACCCCCATATATCAGAAAGATCGATTGTTTCCCCGCTTTCCGTCACAGCGGCAAGTTCAATCTTCATTTTTCGTGTTGCCCTGTCATAGTCAGCCTTGAACGCTGTTATCTCAAATGTCTCGTCAATTTGCCGCAAACCTTGAAGGATTATGCTTTTCATTTCGTCATCATCGGGAAAGTTCTTCCCTAACAGCGCGTTCATGTCGATACCTACATCGTCATTAAGAAACCACTCGCCGATTTTGGTATTGAGTACGCATTCAGCACTTTGCCGTGTCAGCTCCGTCCCTTCCGCCATAAGGATTTTCCCATTCTCGATAACAACGTCATGCTCGTCGTTAAGTTCGAAGTTCTTCATGTTTCACCTCACAATACGCCGATAATGATTGCGTCACTCATCGAATGGTGTCCGGCAGGAGGCGTGTTATTTACTCCGTTCTTTGCGTCCGAAATGTTGCGCTCGCCACATACACACACCGCAATATCGCCAGTTTCTATCGGCTTCACTACCGCAACGTTTTCACTCTTGTTCTCATACTGCAAGTTCGCTCCTGTAAGATATCCGTCAGACGATTGAGTAATAAGTTTCGGGTCTTTTTTTACGTAGCTTATAGTCTTTGGTGTGTATTTGTATCGTGCATTGTTCGCGACCGGTACATTACTCAACGGAGACTGAGAGATAGCAGTTTCACCATATGCTTTTGTCTTTCCGAGCGGCAATATTTTTGCCGTTTTAAGGTCGCCGCTTACCGATATCACACGTGCCAAAAAGCACGTATGCAAAGATAAAAGCTTGCTTTCTATCAGATCTTCGATGAATTTAAGCCTTCCCATTGTTCACCCCCCTGTTTGCTTTAACTAAGTGAAACTACCAAATCAAACTTAGTTTGACTTAGTTTGATTTTAGTTTGAGTTTAGTTTCACATTAGTTTTGCTTTAGTTATGCACTCGCCGTTTGAGAAAGAGTGACTGCCACTTCTCACTCTATATGTGCCGCTCGTGATGAGACTTTTTATTTTGCATATCGCACCGGCTGACATTCTGTGTTGCAACAGCATTTCGACCTCATAGCCTTTCACAACGTCCTTGTAATCCTCAGCAGTTATTTCTTCCTCGTATTCACTCGGTGAGCCTATCATGCCGGTTTGCTCAGATATCGTAAAATGGGTCGCGTCCCCTTCTTTGATATAGCGGCTGTAAATCTTGCCGTTTTTTACGAACGTACTTACTCCGCACACTTCCGAATATTTCTTGATATTTTCAGCCAAAGAGCCGTCGACTTTCTGCTCATCCTTATACGTCCAGTTCCGGCGCGGCTTGAATACCGCTATCGGCAATCCGGTTTTGTTCAGTAAGCTGCGTAGAATGTAGCTTGCCGTCGTGTTCGCTGAATAGGTCAGTTCTTGCAACGTTTTATTGGAAATATCGTCATAGCAACGTATCTTTGTTACCTTATCCGCGCCGTCATATTCGGTCAGTACCTTGTCTATGAATCCGGTAAATACGATTCCGGTATCGTTACCGAACCCCGCTGTTATGGTCAACGTGTTGTGATATTTCAGCTTGCTTATCGTATTCGCGGACAGATTATAAACGGTTATGTTCGCTTCATTCGGCTCGAGATCGTCGTCGAAATTAACGTCAAACTCAACGTCAAGATCGTCTGATTTTATCGATACGCCCTCGGAAGTGATTCTTGCCTTGCTGCCAAACACGCCGCGCGTCGCCGGGTCAATGACATAAGAATCAAGCTGTTCCGGCAGTGCTTTTACTGCCTTAACCAACCGCGAACGGTGTTTGTTCTCACCGTTTTTTATGAATCGTGACACATCACATTACCGTCCTTCCAATACGTCTTCCTCTTGATCGTTTATGATAAGCTGTACAGTCTCAGACAGATTATCAAATGTCACTTCGCTCATCTCGCTGCTTAAGTCAATAGGCACAATTTCAACGGATGGAAATTTATCACTTTCGAAGATTTCCTGAAATAGCGGCTTGCCGTAGACGATTTTTTCACCATTGCAAATTGTTTCATCGTCCTTTGTCAGACTTACAGTGAAAAAGCCGTATGATTCATTGTAGTCAACGCCCATTGTAAACAGTTCGCCGCCGAGAACAATCTCAAATGTGTATGGAACAAGTTCCTTGTTAATTACTATGGTATCGTACATGGTTCACCCGCTTTCAGAATTTGCCGCCACCGCCGTCATGCGGTCTGTTCAATATGCCGACGCTGGGAATTCTAAGCCGTACCCCTATTCTCAAGGTCGTTGCAACGCCCTTTATGAGAAAAGCGGAGGGGTTAGTGTCCATTATGTCTTTCACGGTCAAGCCTTTGTCTTTGAACGTAGTATTGACGAGTTTGAAAACAGTATCACCCGGCTTAACTGTGTAATACGTATAAGTCACGGTAGATTTTGCAATCTTTTCTGCTTTATCCGCTGCCTTTTTCGCGGCGGATTTTTTTGCCGCCGTTCGTCCTGCGCCGCCGCTTTTGCTTGCTGTGCCTCCACCGCTTTTCGCTGAACTTTTCTGTACCTGTTGAGTGCCCGCATTGGTTTTTGCCGATGTTCCGCTTGACGGTACTCCTTCAATATTTGCTTTATCAACCCATCCGTAAACTCGTCCGCCGTCAGTACTGATCAAGTGGTATGGATGAATTGCCCAACTTCGAGTATTGATAATTGTGATTTTGCAAGTACTTCTTCCGCGCTTTGCAGCCGGTTTTTTTGCATCCGACGAAACATACACATTGCCGCCTTTGAATACAACTATCGCACCGACCTTGAGAACAGGCTTGTTTTTCTTTTTTGTCTGTTCCTTCTTCTTTGCTTGAGGTGTATAAGCGCTTTTCGCTATTCGCACCTCTTTCAAGACCATGCTATAGTCAGCTCCACCGGCGTTTGTGTTGGGATGAGTGGTGGAAAAAGACTGGATTTGTACTCCGGTCTCGATGTTCCGCCCACTGTAATTTATCAGAGAACCCTTTTTCTGCAAGCTGTATATCTTTGCGATAATATCTCCTGCCGTCAGGTTTCCGACATCAACTATTTTACCGCTGAGCGATATTTCTAATGGGCTTCTTCGTATCGACGACGTGATATCTATGCCGCTTTCCACCGGATGAGATGTACTCTCAATATCGCGGTTGATTTCCTCGTCTTCTACAAAGATGTAAAGTCCGTTGAGAATCGCCATTTTATCACCTCACGTGATTTGAGAAGGGGCTATAACGCCCCTTCCCTTATATTTCTTGTAAGCGTGCTGATTTCCGCTCCATGCTGTCAAACGCTTCGTCCATCGCCTCGGAAATCCACTTCTTGACCTTACGTGCCATAGCTCTATCGTCGCTTGTACCGCTTATGGTGAGTTCGAAAGAAGGGGAATAGCTGTTATACTCGACACTGCTTGCACGCGCCACACTGTCGCTCTCAGGCGTGTACGATACGCCAAGCATACTTCCGGTTTGTCCCCACAGATCAAGTGCTCTTTGACGCTTGCTTGCAGACAGCGGGATGACCATTTCCTCCCTATTGCCTTCACCAATCCAGCCGGGTTTATTAACAAGCCCGCCGTTCGCATAGCCGTGACCTTGATAAGCTCGTGCCAACGAACCATATCTGGATTTTGCATATCGAATCGACGCGAGAATGTTACTCAGCGGGTCATAGACGTTCTTGTTGAAGCCCGCACGCGCGTATGACTTGAATGTCGGGTCAATGACTTGCATTAAGCCCTTTGACGGTGTGCCTTTTTTGGCATTGCTATCCCAAAGGTTTATTGCTCTCGGGTTGCCGCCGCTCTCCGTCTGCATCTGATACAGTGTCTTTGCGACGTTCGCCGCATTGTACTGACCTTCCATTTTCAACGCGCGTATGACGGTTGACTTCCACTGCTTTACGCCGCCGGACGGTGTATAATTGGCAAGGCTTCCGACCTCATCGATGAGCTTATCAGCCCATTTTGGCATTTCGCCCGATACAGTCGAGACCATGCCTTTACTCATGTCCTTCGCGTAGCCCTTCGTGCCGTCATAGTTGACGAATTTCTTCATCACTGCGTTGATTAAGCCCTTCGAGTTATCGGCATACTCCCATATATCAACATCGTCTGTACCTTTCGCATAGCGGAACGTCGGTGAATGTCTGCCCATGAGCTTTGCGGTCTGCTCTGCCGTCAGCACTTTCATGCCCTTTGGAGCATTTGGAAGAAATACATTCTTGCCGTTCGGGATAAAGGCTTTTCCGTTCGGCATTTGAACGAGTTCCGCACCGTTGCCATCATTGACAAGCGCGTTCCCGCCTTTATGTCCGTCAGTGCCTTTTGCATACGGTTGCCACGGTACGACTTTCTTATCAGAGCCAAATTGCTTGAGAATCCAGTTTGCACCGGAAATAACCTTATTGACCGGATTGACAGACGCTATGACTGCATCTTTCCATATCTTTGCAAGGCTTTCTGCAAGGCTGTTGCCTGATTTTTCAAGCCCTTCTCCCATTTTGACAGGGAGTTCGGAAATCTTTTTGACGATATCGGATATCTTATCGTCTATAACTTCCGATACGTGCCTTGTCACGCTTTCGGATTTACTCAGGGATTTCCACAGAGCATTCAAGTTTCCGACTTTAAGACTATTTACCTGAGTGAAGAAGTCAGTCGCGGTTTCTGCAAAGTACTTTAAGTCATCGGCAATATCAGCAAGCTTTGTGTCGCCGTTTGCCCATGAAAGAAGTCCACCGCTCTTTGGTAAGCTGTCTATGTTTGCAAGAGCCTTGAATAATGCCGTCGTGTTGGTGAATGTGGTCTTATCGAATTGCGAGACCATCTTGAAGAACCCGACAATCTTTTCGCTTGAAAGCTGCCCAAGACCAGTGGCGAGATTGGTGTAATTAACATCGCCGGAGAACCAACCGACAACTCCGCCTTCTTTCGGGAGCTTTTTCAAGCCTGCAAGAGTGCTGAACAAGGATTTCGCATTTGTGAATCCCTGCTCTTTAAGCTTTGATACCGCACTAAAGAATCCGATAACTCTCTCACTCGAGAGCTGTTTGAGACCACTTGCGATATTGGCATAATTCACATCTCCAGAGAACCAGCCCACAACGCCGCCCTCTTTCGGAAGGCTCTTCATCCCGGCGAGAGTATCAAACAGCAGCTTGCCGTTCTTGAATCCGGTTTCGGGGATTCCCGCAATTTTGTTGAAGAATGTTGAAGAGCCATCAGCAAAAGCAGATAATTGTGTGCCAAGCTTGCCAAGGTCAGTGCCGCCCGTGAAAAAGCTGAGTATATCGTTCCCTGCCATTTTCAGCATAAAACTGCCGAACGAGCTAAAGAAACTTCCAATCCCGCTCATGTCTGCCCCAGCAAAAATCTCAAACATAGGCTTGAGCGATCTTGCAAAAGCAGTAAGATTTGCTCCTATTTTGGGAAGAGAGTTTGTTATGCCCTCTCCTACTCCACCGATGATAGAGCCGACGCATTTACCAATGACATTGAACACTTTTGCAAGCAATTCGCCGCCTTTATTGATGAAATCGTTGAATCCCGGAACTTGAGCTAAAGCTCCATACGCGACTATAAGCGCGGTTACTCCGCCGAGTACAAGCGCAATGTTCGCCAACCCTGCCAGCACAACCGGAATGGGTATTACTCCCGCGATTCCGGCGAACACCGTTAGAGCCGTTCCGACCACTCCGAGAATCAACATTACTTTAGCGACTTTTAGTATGGATTTAAGGTCGCCAAGATCAGCTATCTTTGGAGCAAGCCATAAAAATACAGCCGTCAGTGCTCCAAGACCGGCAAGCACAATAGCCATGTTTGCAAGTCCGAGCGCTACTGTAGAAACCGGTATGTTTCCGACTTTTCCGCTAAGCCATGCTAAAGCCGCCCCAACAAGTCCCATTGCGGTAATAGCTGTTATGACCTTTGCGAACGACTTCATGTCACCGAGACTTGCAATTTTCGGAGCTAACTTCATCATCACTGCCGTGAGAGCTGTAATGCTTGCAAGGATAATCGTAAGGTTTCCAATGCCCTTTAATATCGTTTTCGTGTTGGCTTTTGCCAGCCCCTCAAAGACACCGGTAATTCCTCCACCGTTGCCATCACCCGCGCCACCGGGAGCTTTGCCGAACAGCCCGGACACCTTTTTGATTATCTTGTATAACGCAACAAATCCAACGAGGTACGGAATGAACTTCGCTATCGCACTTGCCTTCTCAGCAATTGCACCGCCGATTTTATCAAGCGCCGGGAATTCAGTACCGAATGCTTCCGCAATCGCCTGTCCAAGCTGTTTGATAACTTCCGGCAATTCCCTTATTATCGTTTTGATAATACTCGGTAACGCCTTAATAAGACCTTTCAGTAATGCCGTTGCCGCCTTAATCAGAGGTGGGAGCAATTCATCAACGAGAACAGGGAAATGTTTTTCGATAGTCGGAGCTAATTTTTCAATCAATGTGCCAAGCCCGGATAATGCCTTTTCGACGGCGGGCATGATATTGTCCTTAAATGTCAATGCGGATTCTACGAGATTATCGACGCATTGATCAAAACTGTCGCCGCCTTGAATCAAAGACGGAAGCAGATTATTCCATGCAGACTTAAGAGAAGAAAGTGAGCCGCTTATTGTTTTGTCGGCTTCTTTGGCAGTCGTTCCGGTTATGTCCATGTTCTCTTGCACAGCGTGAATTGCTTTCACGATGTTCGAGAACGACATACTATTTGCGTCAACGCTCTTATCGAGTTTTGAAGCGTCCTTGATAAGACGTTTCATTTCCTCTTGAGTGCCGCCGTAACCTAACTTGAGGTTATCCAGCATTGTGTAGTTTTGCTTTGCAAAACCCTGATAAGCGTCCTGAATACTGCCCATGTCAGTACCCATTTTGTTCGCATTATCAGACATATCGACTATTGCAGTATTCGCATAATTTGCCGCCTTTTTGGTATCCCCTCCAAGGCTTGTAATAAGGCTTGCCGAGAACGATGTAACAGTATCCATGTACTCATTCGCGGACAGCCCGGCAGTCTTATATGCGTCATTTGCAAATTTTTGTACTGTCCCGGCATTATCCTTGAACAGCGTCTCAACGCCGCCTACATATTGCTCATAATCCGCATACGCCGATACTGATTTACCGACAAGTGCCGCAACGGCTGTAGCCGCTCCAGTAAGCCCGGCGGCAAGTGCCTTGAAGGATATGCCCGCCATCTTTTTAAGCCCGGTATAGGCAACGCCAGCCGCTTTCTTGCCGATGGTAGACAGTTGATTCCCGACTTTCTGTAAGCCGCTCCTGAGCTTGCTTGTATCAGTATTTGCAGTTTTCTTTACCGCTTTTGTAGCCTTATCTGCATTATCGGTCAGCTTCTTCGTGTCGTTGGCTAACCGTTCAATTCCATCCTCATTTCCTGCGCCTTTAACCGACTTTTTGAGATTATCAAGTCCGTCATCAACGCCGCCTGTGAGCTGTTCCTTCATCTCATCGAGCATTTTGAGAACAGATTCAAGACCTTTGGAATCTGTGTCTATGTCGATTTGTATTACGTCATGCCGGATTACGTTTTCATTCGCCATAAACTACCTCCTTTCATAAGGAGTTATAAAACAAAAAGCACCCGGATTGGGTGCTTTATTTCTTTTTGGTCGCTTTCTTTAATTGCTCTTGTACGAGATCAAGGGCGATATTGGCTTCTGCTATTTCTTGCGGGGTCATGCGGTGAAACACCTCATCATAGGTGAAATTCGCATACTCACAATAAATCAGTCGCCATGCGTTCCAGTTATCCCTTACTTCCCTTGTCAGTCGGCTTTTCGACTTCGGCTTCTCGAAAATTGCCCTGCATCACCTCACGAGCGAACGCGACTACTTCATTGAATTCATCCAGACTATCGAAGTCGTCTGCTGTAAGCCCTTTCGGTTCGACAATCACGTTGTCGAACAGGTACTTTGAAAGCTTTTCAAGAGAAGTGTTGCTCGTTCCTTCAATGTACGAGTTGTCGACCGCCTTAAGTGCCGCCGAAATTCCGTTGAATTGTGCGACGTAGGTTCTTCCGCCGATTTCCTTTTTTGCCGTATAGAAGTTTGCCATAACTTTATCCTCCGAATTATGTTAATGATTGTCTCCGTTGCTTATCTCCGTGTAAACACTCCGACACATGATATGTATAGTGGAAGGGCGGTCGGAGCGCCGCCCTTGTCGGTTCGCGTTACCTATCCACTATATATAATTATATCACAATAACTTTCAATTGTCAAGACTATTCTGACAACTTTGTTATGCCGCGATAATGTCACCGTCATAAGCGGTGAAGGTGATTTCCAAGTCCTCCGCTTCCGCGCCGAGTGCGATCTCCGGCATTTCAGTGATGTTGCACATCTCGCCGCCAGCACGAAGACCGAGAGCTTTGTTGTTTATCCAGATCGGGAAAGACTCCTTACGGTTCTTAAGCGAAAGCAGATATTGAAGCTGCGGGCTTGTGATCTGGACGGTGATGGTGATGTTGTAAATCGAGTTGTTGATTTCGGAACGTACAATGTCGCCCTGAGCACCTACGACGTTTTCTGCAAGTGCTTCCTCTTTCTCGATGGAGATCATATCCTCACCAAGACCGGTGATATATACACCGTCAACGACGACTGTGCAATCTTTGGCGTTGTATCGCGTTACGTTAGGCATATTATTATCCTCCTTGTAATTCAAAGGGGACGGTTGCGCGTCCCCTGTTTTCATTTGAACCGATTATGTGCTTAGAGCTTTGCTTCACACATGATCTCAATGTAGTGAATTGCACCCTGCATCGAGTATTTTACAGAGCCGCCAAGGTACTTGCGTGCCGCTCTGTCCTCTTCAGTAGTCTGCTCACGAAGCGCATACTCCACAGTGAAATCCTCGATGATTCCTTTGTTTTGTGCGTCCTGCATAACGCCGATAGCGGCACTCTCAAGCAGTGCGATACCAACATTGGTATACGGCACTTTGAGGTTGTTGTTAAATACCTTCTGAGTCCTGTACTCGAGCTGTTGCTTGATATAGTCGTTACCATCGACGATATCAATATATTCGCCGCTCGATACCTTGCCCTCAGAGCATACGCCATCACCGGCAGACAGCACGAAGGTAATGCCGCCAGCGGTATGCAGTTTTTCGATATCTTCCTCAGAAAGTTCAAGCGGTGTAAGCCCCTTGAGCGTGAGGTTATTCACTGTGTACGAACCCGGAGTGAGACCGCCGATTTCGCCAGCAAGAGCCGCGACAGGTACAGGGATATCAGCGGTAGCGGTGTAATAGAACACGACGGTTCTATCCTTCCCGGTAACAGTCGGAGTGATTGAAGTAAGCGACTGCGGCATATCGACATTTGCGAAGAAAATTTTCTCGACCTTTGCCGCTTCGATTGCAGTTGCAATTGCAGTTACTGCCGTCGCGCTTGCTTCCTCTCCGCCATTGACTACGACAAGCTGTCTCCAACCCTTCGTGATATTGGATTCAGTGCCGAGCCAGTCATCCGCTCCATCAGTGCAAGAGCAAACTGCAATCTTTGCGGGCTTGTGGTCTTGCATAAACATGAGCTGCGCTGCTTTGTATACCTTCGAAGTCTTGTCGTAACCGGCGGTTGCCACAGCATCAATGCTTGTGCATTCAGTGTAAGCAGTTGCGGCTGTTGTGTTCTCTTCGAGGATGAGCGGATAGCCGAATCCAAGAGTACCGGCGACTTTCGCCATGTCGATTTTGACTCTTACGTCAAGTGCCATAATGTATTCCTCCTATAATTTCCTGTAATACAGGTTATTTTTGTTCGAGATCATGAATTCTCATTTCATGGTCATCAAGTGTTTTGTCGTGTTCGTCGAGCCTATCATAGATACGCCCATGCGATTCTTTGTTGGCTACTTTCAGCTCTTTTATCTCTGCTTCGAGACTTGAGAGCGTATCGTCAAGCTTTGTGAGTGTCTTCACAAGTTTGACAAGCACAGTTCCCATTGCGATAAGAGAGCCTACTATAGTTATAAGCCCAGCAAGAATTTCCCATGTCATCGCCGTTTCACTCCTGATTTTATGAATTTATCCGTCTACATTACGGGTCGAATCCGAGCATATCTTTCGTAGCATAATCGCTGTGATAATGGTCTCCAACCGCAAGATTTCCTTGCCTTATGATAGAAACGCGCTCGCGAGAAGAAGAGTATCCAATCTCCACTTGTGCGCCAAAAAGCTTCAAATAGTGTCCTGCCGTTGCCGCTATTGTAAGTTCAATAACGATAATCGGGGAGACGATTTTCGCCATATCCGTCACAGTAACGGTCGTAATTCTTCCGGTCGTTGATAGCGAGAACGAGCCGCTTCCAAGTGTATTTCCGCCGCATTTTACAGAATATTGTCTCGTGCTGAACACCGACGTAGATATTGAAGTTGCTGCCGTTTTGAACGATATTGCCAACGAAGTTATACTCGCGTCAGAGGGTATCCCGGTGTCTATATACAGCGTTATTTTACTTGCTGTTGTCGATGTTGCGATTTGCGCGTATGCTGTATTATCGGTATTGCTGTATGCGTTTGATACGTTGCTGATATCAACTGTTCCAGCTATGTTGTATGGAGTGATTGTTTTCGATTTTGTGTACCCAGTAACGCTTCTCTCCAATGACAGCACATCACCGTAACTATCATAAGCAAACTTCCACGGTGCAGTAGGCGCATTCATCCATGCCGCTTTTCCGTTGCTATCGACTTCGAGATGTTTGCCGGAATCAGTGGAAGAAGAAGCGGGTATGCGATTATCGACATATGACTTAATTGCTTCATCGCAAAAAGGCAATTGTGTGTATGTTTTCTTACCATCGCCTATCTTCTTGCGTACTTCTCCGTCCGCTGTATCGACCAATATCATTTCGCCATTGAGCAGTACCGGATTTTTACTCGTCCAGTTTGCACTTGTATCGCGTTTAAGCTTAATACGAGTGTTTACCGTTTTTTCCGTAATAGTCCCTCCTTTGCACGGCAAACACCCCGTCGATTGACGAGGTGTTCCGTTTAATTTTCTTTATGCGTTAGATAGTAGCGTTGCCGCAGTCAAATATAAGAACGTCGCCTGTAGTCTGAACAAGGTCGTTGATATTGCCTGTCTTAGCAATAGCCGCAAGCGAGTCATCGAGAGCATCAAGGTCTGTTCTCAGCCCTGTTGTGGTTGTCTTGAGAGTTGCAATATCCTCTTTGTTGGTATTGATCTGCGTATTCATCGCCGTTGCGGAGGTGGTATGGCTGGAAATCCAGTCCGCTATCTCCTTGAGCGTGTCATACGACTTATCTGCACCGGCAACAATCTTTGCAGTCTCTTCTGCCGCGATTGCGCGAGCGGATTTATTGGCATCATCGCCAACCAGCGTTTCAACGGTGGTCGTGAGCGTGTTGACGGCAGCCTGCGCGTCGTCGCCAGCTTTCTTTGCCGCCGCAATTGCTGTATCCTTTGCGTTGGCGTAGCCCTGTGCTTCTGTCTTGGTTGCATAGTCGCCGGTAGCCTGTTTGCCTTCGAGTGCGGCCTCGACATCCGCAAAGCTATCAATGGTCGTGCCGTCTTTGATTGCGTTAATTGCGGTCGAAATTTGAGTAGCAACGGCTGTCGAGCCGACCAGTGCTTCGAGAGCATCAATGTCAGCCTTTACGCCGGTATCGTCATATTTCGGAATAGCAATCGCGCCGCCGGTAACATCTGCCCATTCGCCGTTGAGTGCCTTAGACTGGAGCTTGTAATTGTAATTGTCGACTTTTACGATCTTGTACTGTGTATCGGTGTCCTGAACCTTGCCGGAAATGTAGTCGGAAAGTCCAGTGATTTCAGAAGCCGCATAGCTCGGCTTTTCTGCCGCCTTTGCCCAGCCGTATACATCAGCCGCAAGCCCGCTTACGAACTTGAGCACCTTATACGTGCTTGTGCCGTCGCCAACCTTTATGAGTATGGACGGCGCATTCTGTACACCATCCTTGTTGGACGGGATAGTGGCGATAGCAATTTCGCCCTTCTTGAGAACCGGATTGTTGGTAGTCCAGTTCTCATAAGTATCATACTTAAGAAGTATGCGAGTATTGATTGTTTTTTCTGCCATTATGTGTTACCTCCGTTAATTTGCCGATGAACCGCCATTGAGAATAAGCGTGTCCTCGGATTCTTGTACAAGATTATTGACATCGAGCTTGTTCACTGTCATGATACCGTCAGCATCAACAGTGACGTTGTTTGTGCCGGTTGCCGACTTTACTGCGCCAAGGCTTTCTCCGGCTGTCGGAATGTTGACACTCTTTTCAGAGATCGCAAGTGCAACGCCGCCTACCTTTACATTTTCGATGGTGTTTGCCTGAGCGCCGCTCTCAATTCCTGCGAGCTTTGTTCCCTCTGCGTCCGTAATAAGGCGAGAACCCTCGACCTTATCGACCTTTCCAGCAAGCGCGTCGGTAAGCCCTGTAACCTTTGCCATTGCAATGTCAAGCAGAGTAAGCTTTTTCGCGTCGCCAAGACTGAATTGAGCGGTATCAACAGAATCAATTGCGTTGACCTGTGCGCCCGCCGCAATGCCTTCAAGCTTTGTGCCTTCCGCATTGGTCATCAGGCGTGAGCCTTCAACCTTGTCTACCTTGCCGTCAAGCGCGGTTGTTGTAGCATAGCCTGAGAGATCGATTGTTCCGGCGAGCACGTCCCACGCCGTACCATTCCATGCGACATTATCACCAGCTTTAATGCCGTTAGTTTTGTCAGCCGCTTCGATATTGTACACATCGCCGGAAGAAGCATCGGTGGGAAGATCACTATACTTCGCGACGCTTCCTTTATAGTGATATACACCAGAGAGCTTGCCGTCAATCTCTGTTTTGGTATAAACACTGCTTGCGTCCGCCTTGCCGGTCTGCAATGTTTCAACATCGGATTCAAGTCCAGAAACGAGAGTTTGAAGCCCCTCAACAGTAGTCGTATCGGGCTTTACCCACTCAACCGTGCCGTCAGCCTTTTTGCGGGGCTGTGCTCCTACTTCCGCCGTATCAAAGCCAACAATTTTAATCTTGCCGTCTTCAACAGTGATCGACTTCCCATCGCCAACCGGGACAGAGCCTACTTCTTTCAGCGTCTTGTCGGGCTGGATGATGTAAAGAGTAGCGACGCTATTCTCTACGACAACGACAGTCTGACCGTAGTAATATGTTGTTGTCGAGCTGCCCGCCACATCAGCAGTTGCCGCCGCCGCCGTAGCCTGTGTGAGACTTTCGAAATAGCTTCTTGCATCAAGCGGGAATGCGGAGGTCGGGTTAAAACTAACCGAAAAGTTCAGTTTTCCGAATTCAGCCATATTTCACACCTCCATCAGATTTGTACCGCATACGTGTTTGCGGTATCGTTTGCATTTGCGAAATCCATTGTGTAAACCTTATAATCTATTGCGGTTGCGCCGTTCGCGCCCTCAACAGATACTGTGGTCTTCGAGAAACTGGATTTGATTTCTGCGTTCATACCGTTCACGTCGGCGATAGAAGTTACATCCCTGAGCGTTGCAGGGTAAGCAATAACCACGCGAAGCGCTCCGACCGGGATTGTCACGCTGAACTTTGCACCATTGGCAAGAGCCTTGCCGGATTTACCGGTAAGTGCGCGTATAGCAGCCGAATCGACCGTATCTTTAGCTGTCATTACGCCATAGAACGAGTTTCTGAATCCGGTAATAGCTCCGGAAGTAGCAGTCTTTGTTCCAGCTTTAATCTGCCCTGCCGCATACGGGTTTCCGGTATTTGTTTTCGGCACTGTACCGTCGCCGTGAGTTGCCTTTGCGGTGATTTTGTAATTGGTTGCATCGGTTACAGTAACAGCAGGGAAACTTCCGGACGCTTTGTCCGAGGTATTCCCGGCAGTATCACTGATTTCCCATGCGGTAGCAGTGATTCCTGTGCTGTCTCCGTATTGATAGCTACCGGCATTGAGCGTAGCCGAATAAGACGGTGTAACCTCAGTACCAACCTCATACGCTTTTGCTGCGCTAAAAGTAAGCCCTACGGACGGTTGGGTGATAGTCGGGTTCTTTTCCTTCACGAAAATCATATCCCAGACTTGCTTGAGGTTTTTACCGTTCGCCGCTATTGTTGCTTGACCATTTGTGAGTGTGATGTTACCGATTTGCGACGTTGTGACCAAATCTTTACTGAAATACACCTTTTCAGCATCGATCTGCTCAATAGATGTGGTATCACCGAAATATTCGAGCTGATCCCACGTCCTTGTGCCGTCGCCCACTTTCATCTTAACCGTGCCGTCGGCGAGAAATTCTATTCCGACTTCACCTTTTAAGAGTACTTGCGAGCTGTTGGCGAGCCAATTTGCAGTTGAATCGTTACGAAGTACGATTCTCGCGTTCAGATTAGCCATGTGCGTTTCCTCCATTTATTGTTTCGACGCTATTCACGTCAATTTCTACCGAAGCGCCTAACGCTTCGTATTTCAACTCGGTAGGATTCCACTGATACATGAGTTTTTCGGACTGTGCCTTATAAATCACGTCAATTCTTCCGACCGAGGGGAAATCATAGTGCGTATCCGCATTGTATACACCTTTAGCATTTGATACGGCTTGCCTTACAAGGTCTCCGTATTCGCTTGTATTGGTGTCATATGGTACATCTACGCCGCTTTCTTCAATCGCAGCCTCAATGTCGTTAAAATCGGATATCGCTTGATATATGTTGTTTTTTAATGTTGCCATTTTTTACGCTCCATTAAGTCGTTTTCCAAGCTCATCATTAAGCGCGTCCGATTCACTTGTTTGCTTTTGGTTGCCTGTCACCGCATACCGTTCTACTCCGTCAAGACGAGCTTCAAGGCGGTCATTGATATCATCTCCAAGGACTACTTCTTTGATCTCTTCCGTCTCAGGCATTTTCACTTCATCGTGACACCAGAATACACAGTCAAAACCGTTGCGATATTCATAGCCATAAGTAAGTATATTGTCTCGGTTGATTATTGCGCCGACAGATTGCACGATAACTTTGTTGTCGTTCAGATATGTTTGCCCAACCAATTCAAGCCATTCACGAGCTTTCATTGCAAGAGCCACGCTTTCAGCGTTATCATCCGATAGTGCCGTTATGCTCCATGTGGTCGTTATTTGCTTACGAGCTATACCGTCATCCCACTCACCGTATGTTCCTCCGTTTGCGCTCATGAGCGTCGTTACGGTATATGAAATGTATGGATAAGGTGGCAATTCTGCCGTTTGATTGCTCCGTATCACCGGGCAATCAAGATATGCCCTAAGTCCCTTAACAACCGTTACTCGCATTTTCTCGTAGTCGATCATTCTGCACCGTCCAATCTATGCCCGAGTTTTTCTATGCTTTCGGTCATATTCTCATCCGGTGGCGGGGTTGGGGCTTTTTCAACAAGAACGCCGTCCAACCTTTGTTCAAGTTTCCACACAGCGTCGGTAAGGTCGAAATCATGTTCTTTACCTTTGAATGCCGAGCAGAATTTCAGCGTATAAGCATAAACGCCAGTGAACTTTGCATTCTCTGTGTTGTCTTCAACGCTATATACTTTGCCTTCATATGCGACTTTTGCGCCATTCAGCTTATCATCGATAGGCTTGAGCATAAATAGCCGCTTGTCATTGGTAGTATATGCCCCTTCCGAACGATAGACTTTGCTCTCTTTGAACGATATGATTGCTCCTTCTAAGTCTATCTTTTCTTGGTCTTCCGCCACCCAGTCTCCGGCATCATTGTAATACCCACACGTAAGAGTAATAGCGGTGAATGCGCTTTTGTATTTATTTATCAGTCTTGTGAAATTAAAATACTGCGGCATATATCATCCTCCTTTACTCTTTCTTCCATGTGATACTTTCGAGCAGTCCGCCTGTATCGATCAGGGGATTGCTACTGCCTTTTGCCAAGATAGTTGCGCTACTGTTCGGCGGGGTTGAGATGTCGCGGATTTTGCTTTTTATCGCTCCTGCCATTTGCTCACCGTACAAGTCGAGCATATCGTCGATACTCATGTCGCCCGCTATAACTCTACCTAAAGCGCGTTCCGTTTGCTTGATAATCCGGTCGTGATTTTCGTCGTAGCCAGTGCGGAGAAACGATCTTTCCGGAATGACTACTTTCGGTGTCAGCCAAAAGTAGAATTGCAAATCGTCTCCTTTGCCCCTTGCAAGAAATTTCTCGCCGCTTGCCGCTGTAAACACGAACAAATCGGGAAAGTCTCTTGCTTTTTTGCCTACCGAATCGGGATGAATCGGAACAGTGAGGTATTTTGCTTTCTTCGGCTTGATAGTACAGCCGTATTCATGAATTCCGGCTAAACTACCATGCGTGTTCACCTTTCAACGCGCCGACTTTTACTCGCTTGCCATTCAGCGATTCTGTTGTCGCTGTCATTTGCGGTATTTCATCGACTTTCGTTTTCCATTTGATTCCCACGCCTCATCACCCCCTCATGATTCTCAGCATTCATTCCATCTACGCTTTGCCGGAACAAACCGAACTCTGCTTTTCAGACAGCCATTCAGCAAGTCTTTTGCCGTATCCCATATCAGAGTTGACTTGTTCGCCTCTCCGAACGACTGACTTAAGCCCTCAATGGATTCACTTGTAACGCCCGCTCTTAATCCGTTGATCTCAACAAACTTTGCCATAAACAGCCTTGCGCAAGCCGGGAGTTTGTCAATATCCGTTGTATCAATGGTGGTGTTTTGCGCAATCCAGTCGAGAGCGGCGTTAACTTGCAATACCGCTGTATCGTCAATCGGGTTTATGCCGAGTTTAAGACTCGCTATTTGCTCCGCTGTCAGCATTTTTTCTGCCTCTCTTTGCTTGAGGTTTTTCAGGCTCTGCGGTTTCTTCGACTTTTGCCGCTTCTTCAGCTTCTTTTGCTTTTGCCGCTTCTTCAGCTTCTTTTGCTTTTGCCGCTTCTTCCCGCATTCTGAGGATTGCGGCGGCATTACGCCTACGCTGATTCCAGAACGATAATGACATCGTTTATCCCTCCTATTCAAGAGTTACGCCCCTCATATTTCAGAGGGGCGTATTCTATTGTGGTTTATGCACCCTGATCGAGCTTGTGTCTCAGTGCGGCAATCGCGACCTTCTTGTGGTTGGTCTTGAGTACCCAGTTTGCGGGAGTTGCAAGCATCTTATTATCCGGGTAGTAAATGCCGGACGGATAAGTTGCTTCGGTATTCCACGAAAGTCCGCGAGGATGAATGACCATGCAACGGCGGTTGATGAGCACATCCTTTGCGGCAAGCTTATCACGGTCAGTCTCAGTGCCGATAAAGCCCTGAGGAGTACCGTCCTGACGGATGAAGCAACCCTGTCCGACGAAATAGGTATCGTAAACCGGGTTTGCAGCAGCCTTGACCTTATCATCCTTTTCAAGGGTGTCAAGGCAGTGTGCCTGATACTGTGCAAGGTTAGCGTCTGTAATGGTAATATCGCCAGTCGAATCTTTCACATAGTTGTAGTAAGGCATACCGTCATCGACGATAACACGGTAGCCAAGATAGGTTTCAATCTTGATCTTGAGCGTTGCGTCGTATTCGGTCGCAATATCCTGATTCTTCTGGAGCTGTGTATAGGTTGCAGAGTGCATGAACACAACACCGAGAGAATTGTAATGGTCGCCGAGTGTCTGCTTGGTATCCAGAGCCGCACCGACGCTGATATTTGCAGCAGTGCCAGTACCGCCGGAAATGTTGTTTACGTGATCTTTCAGCGCACCGGAAGTCGGGTCAAGAGTACCCTTGAGAATGGACAGGTAAATAGCCTGTTCCTTTTCAAGCCACCAGTCGGAAACGAGATTTCCGATAGCCGCCATCGGGTCAGCACCGCCGAGAACGTGCGCAAGGTCAGTCGCGCCCCATGCCTTCTGTCTCATAAGCAGGGTAGCATTTGCTGCATCGGTTGTGACGTTGCTTACTTCGAGAGCAGTCTCAGAGAACACGTCATCGTCGCCGCCGAGTGCATTCCAGTGAGGGAGAGTAATGAATCTACCGCCCTGAGGAGTGCCATTGATAAGCTGCGCAACAGTCGCGTCAGAAGTAGCAATGCCGCTACGAACGAGCATCGAAAGTGCGGTTGTTCTGTCAAGCGTGTACTGAGAGAACTTGCTCGGTACGACCTGCATATTTGCGTACATTGTGTATTGATCTGCCATGTGTTAAATCCTCCTAAAATTTAATAAAACACCCTGTGGGTGTCTTTTACGATGTAATATTGAGGTCTTCAAAGACCTTTGAGATTTTGGGGAACTGAATTGCGAAGAAATCTATCATCTCTTCGTTTTTCGACCACCCTCTATCGTCTATCACGGCTGTGCTTTCCTGCAAGCCGCTTTCACTGAGAAAAGCATGGATTATTTCGTGACGCAAAGTTTCCTTCTCCGCCTTCTTGCAATATTCCTCTGTCTCGTCTTCCCATTGTGGGAATGTTTTGAGGTTGCCTATGCAAAGAACTTTATCAATGTTGTCACAATATCCATCTATTCCGCGCCTTTCGAATGCGGGTTCGTCTTTATAGTCTTTGAATACTATTTCGTATTCAGTTCCGAGAATGTTTGCTTTCATCACTTAATCCCCGCCGCCGCCTGTAACTGCTTTGCAAGCTCAGGATTAGTTGCTTCAAGCTGCATCTGTTCCGTGAGGGAGAACTGATCTTTCATATACGGATTCTTGCCGCCGTTAAGGGTATCGCTCTTCTTCGGCGTATAGCCGGAATCCTTGAAACGCTTATTCACTGCCGCTGTTACAGCTTTGTTGAACAGTTCTTTGAAGCTCTTGACCTTGCAGTCGATTTCCGTTTCATCTGCGCCCATGACGAAATCGACGAGAGCAAACGCCGTTTCGCTACCGTCATCAAGTCCGGCTTCACGAAGTGACTTCTGTGCATACTCTCTGTTCATTTTGTCGGTCAGTGCCTTTTCGCGTTCCTCAAGAGCCTTTTCCTTTTCAGCCATTTCAAGCTGTTTCAGCTCATCGTCGGAAAGTCTTGCTTCCCGCTCCCTCTTGAGCTGTCTCTGCAAGTCGGCTTTTTCCTTGCCGAGCTTTGCCGTTACCTTATCGACTCTTGCCTGAATGATCTTATCGAGTTTATCGTAGTCAATAACAGGCTCAGTCTGCTTTTCGTCGGTATCGGTTGTCTCAGTTTCGGTTGTTTCGGTCTGCTCTACATTGTCGGTCGTATCGTCCGGCTCTGCGGTCTTTGCGAGAGTATCAAACTCTTCCTGAGAGATTGTTCCCGCTTCGAGCAGTTCTTTAAGGCGTGCAAGTTTCATAGTGTTTTCCTCCTCGCTCCATATAGAAGCACTTAAAATTTGTTCGATTCTCCATGTAGAAGAAACGGATTTATATAAAAAAGAACACCGTTTAGATGTCCTTGTTTTATCTATAGAATCTCACGCGATTATCGGCTTGCTTATCCGTGAGTAACGGCATTGCCGTCCTTGTCCGATTGCGTAGTATCGTCGCTTCAACAGCCGCCGGACTATTCTCCCGATACCCGGATACCGCCTTTAGCCTTATGGTAGGTACTTGTGCAGTTTGGATTAAAGAAGTCAGCACAATAGACTTCTTCCGCTGTCGGCAGTGCTACGGTCTGCCAGTCCGTCCGGCTTTACGGAGAGCACATCTTAGGCATTATCCATGTTTGGGCTTTGGCTCACATCTGAATCATGCGGTATTCTGTACGTCCGCCACATGATCGGACTCAGCACTACTCACGCTTGGATGGTAGTGTATGGAGCTGACAGCAGGAATCGAACCCGCAACCTACCGCTTACAAGGCGGTTGCTCTGCCTATTGAGCTATGTCAGCAAATATGAACGACTGTTTACAAAAACTTCAAATTATACTGTTGAATTTATACCGCGAAAGTGGTATAATATATACAGAACAAAGGAAAGCGCGAATCCACAAAGAAGCGCAGAAAGAGAGAAACAAAATGAGAGAATATATTGCAACCGTAACTTACGTACCGCTTAACTACGAGCCGTCGAAAGGTGATAGATTCACCTCTCAGAGAACAACCATTAGCAAAGAGCTTGCGAAAGAATTAGCAAATCGTGCCGGGTTCACACTCAGCAACTTAGCAACAAGGAGCGCGAAGATCGTAGACAGGCGCGAAGAAAGAGGTATGAAAGTAACAACTTACATCAGCACTCACGACTGCTAAATCAATTCAAGCTGTGATATCGGCTATACGGTCAGAAAGGCTTACACCATGAAATACAACAATCTTTTCGACGCAACCGATACTCTCGGTAAGTATCTTTACTCTTTCGCTGGACACCGTGTTGATACCACTCACACATCGCATATGTTCTCTCTTATGGCAGGTACTATTGCTCGAATGAGCAAGAATAAAGCGATAGTTTCTGAGAACTACGAAGCTACAATAAACGTAAAAGGCAAGTCGATTCCGGTTTGCGTCACGTTCTCTGGTCATGACATTTTCAAACCTGTTGACGTTGTAGTCAGCAGAAACTTTCCCGACTGAGCATATACTAAGCAATAGCAGAGCCCGCTGAATCAGCGGGCTTTATTTGTATATCTTCCCTGTCCGGTTGTCTCTTATCACGATACGCTCAAGCAGCTCGAAGTCATTGTCTCGAAGCACCTTCTTGATTTGCTTCATCGTTTGTTTCAATCGTTCTTGCTCGATGTTTTGCAACGCCGTGTATGCTGTTGCGTCCTTGTAATGCTCTTGATTATACATATTGTCCTCCCCTGTGTTGGCAGGAACGGTGGGAATCGAACCCACAATAGCAGGAGTCAAAGTCCTGTGCCTTACCATTTGGCTACATCCCTATATCGGGCGTATAAGTTTCAACGCCCTATTTGAAAGGAGAAAAATGAGTTATTTCACTTCATCCGATCACAGCAATATGTTTTTGCTGTATCCTTTGAAGTTCAAAAGCTGTTGCCATGTTACGCCACGTTTCAAGCATTCTTTATATACTCGCTCCGTAGTCTTGTATGGGTGTTTTAAGTCCCAGATTGACATTGCCCCGCCTAACCCATGCTTTTGTAAGTACTTCACTGTGTATGGATATCTTTCAGCGTCAATGCCAAACCGCATATATTCTTTATCCGCCAACTTTCCACGCCTCCGTTAGTACTTTGTATATTTCAGGGCAAATTTCTTTCATGCCCTTCACAACGTCCTTGTCACCTGTTGCATTTGCCATGAATACATTTGCAACACCTTCCGCAATTCCGTTTGAACCCATTCGATAATAACTTGATGAGTGACCGCCTAACGCTACCGAACTCCAAAAAGCTCCGAAACTTGCGCCGTCGAACGTATCACTGACCGCTCCCAATTTGCGTTTGTTTTTTTCGGCTTCTTTTATAAGGCGTTGCTTTTCTTCCGTAAGAGCAATCATGTCATGCGTAGACGCAAATTTTTCTTGCGCTTCTGCCACTTCCTGAACAGCTTTGATATAATCCTCTCCTGCGCCTTTATATTTTTCGCGTGTTTTGATCGTACCGCGCTTTGGCGTGACATAGGTTTCATAGTAATCATCATATACAGGGTCATCCGGATACCCCATATCTTTCAAATAGTTTCTTGCCTTTGTCAGCCCAGAACAATCGTCGAACTTTTTGTTCATTGCTTCTTGCAATACGCCCATGTCTGCAAAGTCATTTTCGGGGTCAATGAAAGAATCGTCGTTCTTTCTATAAATTGTACATCCATTTTCACTCGTCGATTTAACGTAATACTTATCACTCAATCCAGAGTCTTTAAGCAACTTATCGATATCTTTTTCTGCCGCATCCGCATATCCGGTTTTCTTTGCTTTGGATGTAGTCCCCTTGAATGTAATGGTATCGACCTTATCAGCATTCGTGTAAGTTTTTACATATTTGATGTCTACGCCACTTGCATCTACATCATCAACGAAATGTCCATACTCATGCCAGAATGACCGCGGGACATCATCCGTATTATCTGATGAGCAGATTGTAAGTTTACCTGCGCTATAATAAGACGAACCGCCTTCATTAAGTTTCCAATCGACTGTAGCTTTGTCAATAGTGTTATTGATAAGCGTGAGCGTGTTTTCATCGCCACTTCTGAGATAATTGACAATAGCGTCGCGGTCGCTTTCGCTGATACCTTCCCACAGTTGCTTGCCCCTGATATTCTCAATAAGTTCCTGCCTGTTGTTTTCAGCAACGTCAATATTGAGTTTCTTACGCACTTCATCGACCGTCTTGTTTGTAGCCTTTGCGAACTCTTCAACGGTCATGAGGTTATATTCGAGAAAACAGCGGCAACGGCAGTCATTAGCTGCGTCTCCACTTTGTCCTGGAGCTTTTGTTTTGATACCATTGCCCAAATCAAAAAGCTCACCGACCTTGATTGTAACGCCCTCCATCTTTTGATGGTTTGCCGAACCTTTGCCGTGAACTATCTTCCAACCGTGCTTTGTCTTTCTCCGCTGATTCGGTCTCACGCGCTCGTCCTTCATGGTACGCCATGTGACCGCATAGATCAGGTTGCTATCACCCTTCATCTTGCTTTGAAGGTTCTCAGCGCAATCCATGAAGCCGCTCTCTACGTTCCTATGCGATTCTGTGCGGGCTATGTTCATTGCCTTGCTGTAGCTCACTCCGACACGCTCTGATATGCGCTTTGCCATTGTTTCATAGCGGTCGCCTTGCATGAGTCCGATATTGAGTTCCTGCTGTATCTGATATATGATTTCATTCCGGTGCTTTTGAAGTACCGGAGAAAGTGTAAGCTTGCTAATGTTGTTATTTACCGCTTGTCTCAGCACATTCGGGTTTGTGGCAATGTCTTTTACCACCTCAACGAACTTCCCGGCTTTTTCTGCTTTTGCGAAAGCTTCTGCCATGCCCTTATAGCTCGTCTTGTATGTGTCATTGACAAGCTTTGTGATTTCCTCTTGTACCTCTGGAGTTATGCTGTCAACGTTATTCGCGATCTCTCGTAAAAACCGCGCCCGCTGATTCTGTGCATCCAGATAAGCGATATACAGTCGTCCGTCTCCGTCCGCATACTGCACATACTTCTTTGAGATATACGCTGTCAGTTCGTCATTCAAAGTGCGATACATTGCCTTGATTTTGTCTTCGGTCAGCACTTCACGACTTTCCTCTACTCTGCGTATCTCATGCAGTAACTGCTCAAGACTTGTTTTGCTCTTTGGCAATGTATCACCCCCTTACTGTTATTTCTCTACGGTTTTGTCCTTTTCTTTTTTGCCGTCTTCCTCCGGCTTGTCGTCTTCATTGTCGTCAGGCTGTTCATTGTCCTGCTTGTTGAGATTTGCCATCATCGGATTATCCTGATAGAAGTCTATTGCGTCTTCCTTTTCACGATCTATCAAATCCATGATATAGTCTACGTCGTCTACATTAGGCAACTGAGCAAACGCCCAACGTTTCGGGAATCCAGCGGCAATGTATGCCTGTACCATTTGAGCTTCTGCAAGCTGATCGTGAGGGAAATTCCTGTGAAACTCCATTGAAATCTGGAGCGGGTCAACCTTTATGCCCTTCTTTGCCCAGCTCGACGCAAGTACTTTCCACATATGCTGTGCGGCGGTCATTACATTTGCTTCAAACGCCGCGCATTTCGTTTCAAGCCCATGCAGCTTGAATTTGAGTGCCACACCGCTTGCTGTGCCGAATGTCTCATCATTGAGCTTTGGCGTTTTACTGAATCGGTATATGTTGTCCTCAAGCCGCTGTAAATGGTGTTCCGTGAATGCGTCGTTTATATCCTTCGTCAGCCACTTCACAGGCTCTTGCAGTGGGTTTGAACCTACTTGCTGTATGATGAGTGAACCGCTCTTTTGCGCTTTCTCTATTTCCTTGTCATCTATGTCAACGCCAAACACCATGATTGCATGGACGAACGACTCTATCTCATTCGAGTTGTCCGATACCACTTTGTCATAGTCGTCAATCAGTGCAAGCACCTTCTCAGCGTCGCCCAAACACTCAGCATTGAAAGGAATGCCCTGTAACGGACAATAATCGAATAAGTGAGGACGAACTTCGACCTGTTCGAGCGATTCAATATCGCCCTTGAATGTGGTGATATTCTTATCGTCGTAGAATTCAGCAATCCATTGCATTACATCGTTTATGTCGCGGATTGCGTAATATCTGATTGCGAACTCAGGCTCTTGAATGCAAGTATCGGATAAGATAATCGTCTCAAATCCGTTGACAGGCATTACCCGCTCTTGACCTTCCTTGTCGATATAAAATAATCGACCGGAATAGCCGTAAATGCTTGCGTTCTTTGTTGTGACCATATCAACGCCGAACATATTGTTTCGTGTTGTGAAGTCGGTCAGCGCCTTTGCCGCTTCATCCACAGCCTTTTCCCCACCTGTGGATTCTTTTGCTTCATCGGTGTCATTGTAGCTGTATGAAATAGGCTCACCCGCGAAATATCCGGTTGTGAAGTCGGTTATCTCGCTGAAAAAGTCGTTATTGACTTTATTGTTTATCGGGTTTGTTTCTTCCTCAAAGTGTGGTTGCCTATCAAATATCGGAACGCCGCCGTCCACCGTCCTATAACGGTTATACAGAGAGCGGTTATAGATTGCATTGGGTCTGTGCTTCTGTATGATCTTATGAAGCAGCTCTTTTGTTATCCCGGATTCACGTATTGCTTCAATCTCAGCCGTGAAATTGGGATAAAGCTGTAATTCATTTCTTGGCATTCTTTTTCACCGCCTTTTTTCTCCTGTAATTCGGGAGCTTCTTGTCAAAGTAGACGCTACCATCCGGAAGAACTGTAAGACCACAATTCAAGCAGACTCTCACGTCGTTTATTTTCTTTGTATTGCTATGTGTACACATATTATAGTCTCGTCTTTCCGGCTCTCACCTGTGCGGCTAATATCTCATCATTGAGCGCATACCTTAGAGCGTCGATCAGGTGATTGTTTTCATCAACAGGCTTTGCCATTGCATTGCCGTATTTGTCTTCTTGCCAATGGTATTGCTCTACCTCGTTCTTGAAGTTTTGGCAACGAACATCAATGATAATCTCATAGCTTTGTAACCACCGTATACCACGGTTGATACTGTCCGCGCCCTTGACCGCTCCAACTGCCTTGATATTGTTTGTAGCAAGAAAGTCAATTGTTTTCGGCTCTGCGCTATCACAAATGAGATATTGATTTCCGCAAAAGTTTCTGCATACTCTCAATAGCTCATCGTCATTCATGCCCGCCTGATACCATTCGTCGAACACATATAGCCTTTTGCGTGCTCTGTCGACGTGCACTTTTATCAATGCGTTCGGGTCGTCCGAGAAACCGAAGTCACAGCCCTGACGTATTCTGTCAAAGCCCGGTATCTGCTCTTTCAAGTCCTCAACGCGCCAATTCTTGAATATGACGTGACCGAGTACACCCCAGTTTCCAAGCGTGTAAACGTTGTAGAAGTATGGGTCTGACTCATCCTCAAGCAGTCGTCTATCTTCATCCGTCAGAAATATGTTGTCCTTGTATGTGGTCTTTACGATCAGAAGGTCTTTGTCTTCATAGACGCTTTTATCGTCCTGCCAACCGCCGAAATAATCCTTGTAGATGAAATGCGTTTTAAGTATCGGGTTAAAGGCTAATAAAATGTGCTTGCTTTTTGGAGAACGTCCGCGAAGACGTTTTTTAAGCTGTAAGATTGCTTCACGCTTTACCTCTGTTGCTTCTTCTACGAATACACGCTCAAGCACTCCATCAGCCGGAGTTATACTCTTGACCTTTTCAGGGTCATCCAATCCGGCAAACAAAATTTGCTTGCCGTTCAGTAGATTGGTTATGACCATATCCGAAGCGTTTACCTTGAAATATTCTCTAAGCCCCATCCTTGAAATGGCTTTGCATATCTCGTTGTAAACACTCTTACGTATCGTTCTCGCCACGTTGCGGCATACAAGCCAATTACATCCGTCGAGATTATCCAGTATGATTTTCTGGCAGATAAAGAAGCTCTTGCCCGACGACGAGCCGCCATAGAATATTTGCATGAACTGCGGTTTGTTGAGATACGGCATATACGCCGGATTGATTGCTACTGATATATTCATTCATTCGTCACTCTTCCATATCCGCAGGGGTTGCAGCCCTTATGTTTATGTTGATCTCTTTTCCGTCTATGTCGTTCTGTACCTTGTCAGTCCATATGCCATAGTTCTTACCGAGCATTTCAGCCGCTTTGTTCGCGTCCGCTATTCTCGTCGGTATCTCAACGATCTTTGGCGTTTCTTTCTCTATGGTCTTCCGTTCCCGCTTACCCGTATCGGGATTCAGCACCATGCCGGATACCTTCTCTTTTATCACAACGACCTGATTCTCTGTTTCCTCACGTCGCATGACTCTTGTGTAGTATTCAAGTATCTCTTGTATGGTTGCTATGGTCGGTCTCTCAACCTCTTTTAACAATTTCGCCTTATATTCAGAAACCTTAACGTTTTTCAACAGTCTTGACGCTTGAGCATCGGCAGTCTTTTCGCTATATCCTGCGGCAATCGCGGCTTGTCTGGCGTTATGGTTATTCTTGATTAACTCTTGTACGAATTTCTTTTGCTGTTCAGTAAGTTCACGATTCTGTGGTTTCTTGTTCGCCACAACGCCCCCTCCCTTTTCAAATAGTTTCAAAGCGACGCATTCAGCGCCGCTCTCTCGTAAGAATATAGAACGGCACAGTATCAAGTACCGCTATAATAAGTTTAATGAGGTATTGCCCTATCACCATGTTTAACAGAGCAACTTGATTATCAAATATCCAACCAAAGCCGAAACCGAATGCGATTATAATGAATATCGCCGTGTCTACAAGCTGAGATAACATTGTACTTGCATTGTTTCTTATCCACTTGCTTTTGCCATTGGTCTTTTCTTTGAGTGTGTGGAAGATATGCACATCGAGATATTGACTTGCAAGATAGGCTGATAAGCTTCCGGCAACGAATACCCAGTTCTGACCGAGTAGCTTTACATACGCCGCTTGCATATCCATATCAAGATACGGTGTGTAGGTTGTAGCAACAATAATAAGCGTTGCAAGCACTTGCCCGATAAAGCCATATTTGACGATTTTGTTTGCTTCTCGCTTGCCCCACATTTCCCCGACAATATCTGTAATCAAATAACATACCGGGTAGCATATTACAGCCCCTGCAATTGTTACTGGATTTCCGAATAACGTTATGCCTGTATCAATGACTTTCCCTGTTATTACGTTTGAGATAACGAGTGAGACAATGAAGATGATTGTCAGGATATTGAGTGCTTCCGGGGTTCTTCTCAAATGTCGTCACCCTTTGTCACTTTGACATGAAGGTGAGTATTGCTGAATGCTTCAATGGTTACTTTCGTTTGCACCGGTGCATACAATTGAAGTTCTTCGTAGATATCTTTCGCGGCTTCTTCAATCGTCAGGCTGAGACCGCTCAATCTATTAAGATATTGGTCAAGGTCGATATAATCCATATAGTATTTGTCAGGCACAAACTTTATTGTGACATCAGCCGTGTAATAGTCTTTGCCTATAGGGCAATACAGATTAATGCGTTTGTCCGCTTCAATCAGATTGATTTTTTGAAGGTTCTTTATCAACTTACGTCAACTCCTGCTAAGGTATTTTTGATACTTAATCCATTCGTTGAGAGTGATAAGCTCAATTTCTCTCTGTTTGTCCTTACGTGTTCCGTGATTTGCGGGAGTGATCATTTTCATCTGCCCATTTGAGTACTTAAAAAAGCTGCCAAACCTTCGGCAACTTAACCATGTTGTACTATCAACGGAATAGAACTTATATTTTGTTACGTCTTTCGGCGTAAAGCCTAACCCATGTACCTTTGTCCCATTGTCGTATGCGTACCTTACCATTTTGCGGATGATAGGATATTCATTCCGTTTGATATGCTTGATAGCAAATCCCCCAATTGCTATATAGTCATAGTCATTTACGAGCCGTTTGAACTCTTCTATTCCTCTCGACTTATGCCACACCGGAATGGTTTTCTTGCCTGTTTCCCGCTCGATCTTTGCGCGTATGCGTTTTACTTCCTCATACCCGACTATCACATCAATATCAAGCTCGAAGAAGTGATCTACGTCATTTTCATTGATGAATGCTATATACTTGCTTATGTACTCATTCCAATTGACTTTCCCCTTCGCCCCATTCATAAAGGTGAATGCTCCGCTGTCGAGCAGAAACAAATCAGCGCTTTTGATCAGCGGCTTCTGAAATGGTCGGAAATAGTAAAAACTTTCAAGCACGTATGGGACATTCTGCAAGTGAGGTCTTGTGCTATCAAATACGCCCGCCGTTCCTGCAAGGCATAGCTTCATAGTTCAAACTCACAGCCGCATGAAGGACACTTTGCTTTTTTCGGCTCTTTCTCTTTCGGCTCTCGTTCTACAAGAAAGTCTTGCAAGTCTTCATTTGACATCGGGTCGAGCATATCTTCGAGTTCCCATTCTTCAAACCCTGTAAGTTCGAGATCAAAGTCAATGTCTTGTAAGCTCTCCATTTCAGCGCGTAGAAGCTCGTCGTCGAACCCTGTGTTCATGGTGAGCTTGTTATGCGCTATCGCGTATGCCTTTCTCTCCTGCTCCGTCAGGTGGTCAAGCCGTATGCAATAGGCTTCTTTGTAGCCGAGTTCCTTCAATGCAATGTAACGCCCATTTCCGACGTAAATCACATTGTTCTCTCCTGCTATTCCGAGCGGGTCGATATTCCCGAATGCTTGAATGCTATTCTTAATCTGCTCGATCTGTTCCGGTGTGTGCTTCTTAGCGTTGTTCTCATATGGTGTGAGTTCTTCAATGCCAAGTTTAATAATCTGCAATAATACCACTCCTTCATAGTAGTGCTATCACTGCAAACATTCACCCCTTGTTTACGCCGCCGTCTCCCGCCCCTGACAATATGCGCGGTGTTATTTCCCTGATATCCATAATAAAACCCCACTCAGCATACGCCGAACGGGGTTAACAGAAAGAGAGCAATTTAAGTATAGATTTTCACTATACAATATTATATCATACCGTACTTTTTTTGTCAATACGTATTTTTCACAATTTTGCGCCTTTTCTTTTGCTGATTTTGCATAGTGCTCCTCTGTATAGTCTGAAAAGCCGTTGTTCGTTCCACTTTTGAGCGGGAAATTCGCCTATCATGCAGTTCAGACAGTTCTTCCATGAGTTCCCGCTATAGAATCGATACCTGAGCATTGTTATTTGCTCAACAGATATGTTTGCTTCCCTACAGATAACATACATCACGTCCCATTTTTCATCTATATCATGCAACAGACCGTCGCGCTTTTCGGTCAATTCCTCTGACTTAACGATATAGTCCTCAATGGAGTTCCTTGCTTCTCCGCCACCTCTCGGCATATCGGATATAACTTGAGCTTTCGGTTGGGTCATCACCCTTAACTCCTCTATCCGCTCTTCAAGGTTCGCAATGCTTCTTCGCAGTCTCAAGATTTCGTCCAGTTCTCTCATTTTGCACCGTCCTCATCTGCTAATATTGCTTTTATGCGGCTACGTGTGCAACCGTTCAGCTCTGCCAATATGGTTATATGCCTTGTCGGGTCTTCCGCATTCTTATGCCTATAGCGTATTTCTTCATCGCTCATCGGCAATTCGTCTCCAGCCGGTAATTCGTTGTTCCGCCTTTTTTGGTTCTTGCAATGCTGTTCATATGCTACTCGCCTGAGTTCTCGATTCACAGCAATACGTGGCTGCAATATACCTTGCTTTTGTAGCCGCTGTATCCGTGCTCTCACACTTGTCTCTGTAGCGTTAAGCATTTTTGCAATGTACACGTTGGTGTGTCCCTCATTGTATGCCTTAATGAGTATCTGATCTTCTTCTTGCGTCCACTTTTTATGTTCGACGTTTCTCATCTTCTTACTCCTCGTCCATATCGCCAATCTCCCTTATGTAGACCTTGACCTCATCTGTTTTACCGTTTTCTATCGTGTGATAGATTTGCTTGACGTACCGGCGGCTGTCATCTTTGAGAATTCCGTTCTTCACCATTGCGTCAAGGATGAATTTCTGACTGCTCTGAATGTTATCTACGTCCCGGCGGTTAGTAGTCTCATAGAATATCATGTTGATAATACACTGAGTTGCAACCGGCTTTAGCGTTCCTGCCGTCAGTGCTTGCTTGATATCCCATCCGATAGCTTCTTCTATGTCCGCCTTGAACTGTGCTCCTGCGTATCTGTTCGCTCTGTTCTTCTGGATAACCTCATTCAGCGAAGGAAGTTTCCTATGGATTGTGAATTTATTGATATGCGTCTCCTCCAATCATAATGTTTCGTACTGACACATTCATCCCAGCATGAATGCTTTCATTTTGGCTAACGCTCTTCTTTGTATTCTGCCAACCCACGGCTGTGTTAAGCCTAATATTTCCCCGGTTTGCTGTTGCGTTTTGCCGTGATTGAATACAAGATCAATTACGCTCTTTTCACGGTCATCGAGCACATTAAAGGCTTTGATAAGGTCTTCATGCTCTTCGAACCGTTTTTCGAATTCACTGTCGTCCGATATCGTATCCTCAAATTTCGTTTTCTCGCCTTCGCCATAAACCGGTTCGTCGAAAGACTTAATGACTATGCCATTCTTTTTCCCGATTGTATCTCTGAACAGCATCTTTATTTGATTCCTTATGCAATACGCACCATATGTTGAGAACTTGTATCCTTTGCTTTCGTCAAATGTTTGCGCCGCTTTTACAAGCCCGATGTTCCCTGTAGAGACAAGATCATCATATTCAATGCCGCGCCCCTTGTATTCCTGCGCTACCATGTGAACGAGCTTCAAATTGTCTTCTATGAGATTCATGTTATTACCTCATCAGCAATGCTATAGCGTTAAGCACATGGAGTGCAATCCATATGAACGTCAATGCAATCATCGGCGGGTCTTCCCAGTACTTCCTATCAAATAACGTCGTCACCATGATTAGCACTGCGAATACGATATTGAACACTGCTAAGGCTGTATATGTCATACGCCAATCACCTCCTTGAAGCCCGGCAGAGACTCAATCCACTTGCAGAACTCACGCCACTCCGGCAATCGGTGTGCTTTCCTCTGCTGATAAATTGTCTTGAGTTGCCTGTAATTGGTTGTCATCCCTGCTGTAAGCCGGAAGCCGCATGGATTTGTATACAGTACTCGTAAGTAATTGTCGGGCGTAGGGTCTTCGTTGTACTTTGCCACGAGTTCCTTCATGATTGCTATGCAACGCGAATCGACATATTCGATATACGCTTTGTCGAGATCGAATTTCGTTATTCTGTGCATTGTGGATTGTGATGAAACGAAATCGAAGAAATGATACCTTTCGGCTTCAACCCACGCCTTGTTTGTAAACGTCAAATCGAACTGCACGATTATTCCAGTCAAGAATTGATCATGCCCCGTGCCAGTAGCACATCCGGCGAGTGCCTTTGTCATCTTAGTAATTTGAGTCGTACATTCATCAACATTAGTTGACATCGGATACTTCGACCGCTTGACGCTTTCCTCAAGTCCGTAGACTTTTACGTTCTCACATATTTGCATTGCGAAACTCCCTTCTATATCTCCCTATGTATTTTCGAACGGTTTCAGGATTCCTTTTTAGATGAGAAGCAACTTCTTTGTAATTGTCGAAGCAATGTTCGCGAATGTAATTTTTCTCATCATCTGTGTATATTGGAATTCCATCAATCGTTTTCTGCAACCCAGTTTGGAACGAATGTAAAGTGTTTTCGCTTCTCGTAACCCATTCGAGGTTGTCAGCGGAATTGTTTAATTTGTCGCCGTCCTTATGATTCACATAGTCCTTGCCGGGTTCGTGCGGGCAAAAGGCAGTAGCAATAATTCTGTGAAACTCGATGTTTTGTTTGTGAAATATGCCTTGCCGATAGCCGCATCGGTTTACACTGCCAATCATCGTTTCGCCATGCAAATTGAAAAGCATTCCGTTTCGGAACGCCACGTAATCATCCATGAAGACAACTCCGTGACTTGGGTTAAGCCCATATTTCTCAACGTTTGTGCGAAAACGGTTCAGACGATAGCTGATAGCGGCTTCTTGTGCATCAGAAACTGTATCGTGTGTACCTAAATAAACATACTTGCAGTGATTAGAGCAAAACGCTTCGAATCGTCCGTTACTCGTTTGTCTATAGCTCGCTCGTTGAGAGTTCCGTATGGCGGATTCCCATTGCTCGTCATTCATTGTGAGCATCATTGATTTCCTTCGCCTTTCTCTTGTATTCGCTACAAGTTCCTCCACATTTTTTCTTCGTGCAGTTCAAGCAGATATTCGCAAGCCCTGCGTCGCGCCTGGCAGGTTCTTCGTGCCCCTTTACACGATTCGGAAGCGGGAATTTTATTGGGTTATAGCTAATCCTCATCTCTCAGTTTCTCCATATCTACGCCGATTTCTTTCAGCTTGTATTCTGCCGGAAATGTGTCGTCGGTCTCGAAGAATCTCCGCATTTCCTCGTATTCTCTGCCAATTGCTTTATAGGCTCGCTCTAAGCGTCCTTTGCCAAACCCGAATTCAACATGAAGCGCCCATAGAATCATAGTGTCAAGCCCTCGCATATATGCTTTCTCTTGCTCTATGATTTGTCGCCGAATTTCTTTCTTCATAGCGGCATTGCTTTGAGAAGACATTCCGTATCGTGCTTTCATATGTTCTCCTTTGGCTCGTAATATGGGCATTGTCTTTCCCATACTTCCGCTTTCAGTGACTCATTTATTGGCATCGGAATATCAAGCCACCTCATGAGGTCTCTCGGCGCAATACACCATGCTTCCGGATTGATCTTCCCTTTTTCCCAAAGAGATTTCCTATAGTACTTACATTCATCGCAACGTGTTATTTCTTTCATGGTCACTCTTCCTCTATGACTACTGTCGTGTTACACGTCGGGCACTCTGATTCGAGCGTGAAGTCGTTGTGAGTGTCCTGAGAAAGGATATAATCGTCTCCGTCTGCGTCGAACACGCACCCACAGTAAGGGCACTTGAACCGTCTCGTCGTATCCTCTATCTTGCCGGGCTTGATAATCCTTTTCATGTTATGTACCTCTCATGATATTTCTTCCATTGCCGCTTCGAGTTCTTCAAGCGGTAATGTTTTTGCGGTTTCGTCTTTGTAGCACCATGCGTCGAAATGGTCGAACTTGCATCCCTTGCACGTTTCATGCGATTTGCAATACTTTCTCAAGATAAGCCCTAACCGTTCCTGCTTTCTAATCTTCTGCCTTAATATTTCGTTCTGCTTCATATCATTCCTCTTTTTCATCAAGACCAAGTAGCTTCTTCATCTCATCGTATTCGGCTATAACCTTTTTTCGCCGTCTGTTCTTACCGTTCACTTCAATCGGGAAACACCGTTCGATTATGCGGTCATAGATTCGTGCATTGCCGATGTCCGTCGGCGTTTTGATTTCCTCTATCGTCATGTTTGTTGTGATAATAAACGGCAATCCTGCGCGGTATCGGCTGTCGATAATGTTATATACAATCTCCTGCATATACTCGCTCTTTCTCTCAGCCCCAAGGTCATCTATCACAAGCAATTGGAACTGATTGAGGCTGTCTATGTATTCCTGCTTGCCTTCGAACTTCCCCTGTATGGTATTCGTCAGCCTTGCAAAGTTCGTAACAAGCACCGGATACCCTTTGTCTATCAGCGCATTTGCCACTTCACACGCCGCATAGGTTTTCCCTTTACCGATACTGCCATAAAGTAGAAGCCCCTTGCCGTGTTTCTTCAGCTCCGCGAAATTGTCAACGTAATTCCGCATTGCTTTTGTTATGCGCTCATTTGCCATATCGTCATTCTCGAACGTCCAGTTCTGCATATCGCTTTCAGGAAATCCGGTTTTGCGGTATTCTTTCGTCCGTCTCTCGAATTCCTCTCGCTTCATTGCCGCTTCCTCTGCGTCGCGCTTCTCCGTCATACATTTGCACAGGCACATAGGACGGCGCACAGCTCCGAAAATATTCACCTCTGTCTGCTTCTTCGTGTGACAATTACCGCAATAAAGCAATCCGTCTTCCCCGATGTAGTCCCCCTCATTCGCCTTTATACTGAGCTTCCCCTGCTCGATAATTCCGTCAATTGTCTCTGCTAAGTTCATGGTCTGCCCTCGCTTATTTCAAAAATGCAAGATCGTCTTCCGCAAATGGGTCTACGGCTACATTACAGCCGTTTGGGATATAGTACTTTCCATTTCTCACCTCATATTCCTTGCCATTAATCACTTCTCTTCGTGCGCCGTATTGATTGCCTTGAGGTGGTGCATAGCCGTTCGTCTGATCTTTGAGCGGATACACTGATTTCCAGTTGTGCATGATTGCCGTTTCAAGCAACTGCTTTTGCCGGTCTATGCTGTTTGGCTCTAACTCCTTGACTTTGCCTATCAGCATTTTCAACGCTCTGTTAGTCATCGGCGATTTGTTGAGCTTCCGCATTTTGATATATTCGCGGTACAGCTCTCGGAGGTCTTCGTCCTCTGTGGCTTCGTTGATAATGCTGTCGTATGTGTCGGTCGAGGATTCTTTCTTTCTTTCTTTTGTAGTATTGTTATTTTTAATAGTACTGTTATTTTTAAGACTGTTACTTTTAGTGTCCAAATTACCGTTGTCGGAAATTTCCGTGTCGGATATTTTCGGGCACGGCAACTTCGTATCGGGCAAAGTATAGACGTTATGTGAGAATCTGCCGTTTTCTTTCACTTGTTCCATTAGCAGATACCCATTCTCAACAAGTTGCTTGAGATATTTACTAAGGCTGTCGTTTGATATCCCAAGGTCATAACATATCTTGCTACGTGTAGGGAAACAACAGTTTCCTGCTCCTGTATAACTACAAAAATAAGCGTACACAGCTTTTGACGCTATGTTGATATTTCTATCTTGCATAACCAACTTTGGAACGAATCCGTAGCCTTCTTCGTTTATTTTCAACCCTACGAGTTTATCTTCCGCCATCGTTCATATCCTCCCGAATTGCTTTCTCATATCCAAGCTGTCTTTATAGCCCTGCCACTTGCGGCACTCCTTAAATATTGTTGCAAGCTCGTGAATCGTATCCTCAGAACCGTAAGGTGTAAGACCGTGCTCAGACAACTCTGTGTATAACACAAGTTTTCCCGATTTCCAGTCAGCACCGCAAAGCGAACTGATACAATTGTGGTATCTCTGATGTAGCTCCGACGGCAATAGCAGAAGGTTCTTTATATCGTTGTTACTTCTATCGAAGTCGATGTGATGTATTGCATAGTCGCTACCGAACTCAATTCCGTAATACTTCTTATATTTGGTTCGATAATTCTTAACGTCATTTATATTCTTCATATAGCCCTCATCTCAATATAAAAGCCTCCAGAACATCCCGAGGTTGCGGCTCGGGATGTCTAAAGGCTTAAAGGTTGCAGCTATTCGTAAGTCGTAGTCAGACCGCAACTTCCGGCTACAACCTTCTGATATAATTATATCAGAATAATATTAAATTTTCTACAGTTTGTTGTAAATGGATTATTAAATGTTTCGTTGTGACTCATTGAAAGAGTTAATATTCAACCTTCTCAAGAGCATACTCTTTCTCCCCGGTAAGTCAGATAGGGCAACTTTCATTCAGCCTTATTCTTTAGAAGGGCAATTCTTCCCCGTCCTCAAGCGTCTCAAACATTGGAGCTGTGGTAGGCTCTGGAGCGCTTATAGGCGCGGTATAGGACGGAGGCATATAAGAAGTAGGCTGATTGCTTTCCTGCGTCTGTTCGGCTCTTTTTTCGCCTGTAAAGTGTGCTTTTGAAGCAACCACTTCGGTAACGTACCGCTTTGTGCCATCTTTCGCGGTATAGTTCCGCACATTGATACTTCCTTCAATGCAGATCAGGTTGCCTTTGCCGAAGTATTTGCATATCATCTCCGCCAGCTTCTTATGAGCTACGATGTTGATAAAGTCCGTCGGTCTTTCCCCTGCCTGTGTCTTGTAGTCTCGATCTACCGCAATCGAGAACGACGTTGTAAATGTTCCGTCCGGGAACGTTTTCAGTTCGGGAGCGGCTGTAAGCCGTCCAATTCCTATCCAATGGTTGAGCATATTGTTTTACCTCATTCTTCTACTTTTTCAAGTGTTTTTTCAATGCAATCTATGCACAGCTCTTTGCCGTCATAGTAATAGAGTTGCGTTTCCTCTCCGCAGTCATCGCAGTAATAATGCACCACGTTCTTGTAGGGGCAACTACTGCCGAGACATCCTATCTCGGGCGGACATCCCACGCACTCATCTTTTATCGTTTTCATACGCACATCCTTTCTGCCGGAATTATCCCGGCTCTATGACTTTTCGGAATTTGGATTCCGGTATCTCCCACGGTGTTTCACCGTAGCAGTTGTGGAAATCAACTATCCATGTTTTTCCCTCCTTTGACCATCGTGACATTATATGCCCTCTTGCCCCTGCCGGAATTGGCGTTCCGACTATCGGGGCTGTCATCTCCACTAAGTCACCTTCGCAAACTTGCATTTTTCCCATACTATGTCGCCTTTCTGCGGGAGAATTTAGCCGCTCCCGCTCGGCTGTTTGTTTACGCCATTGCTGCGTTCAGCTTGTTATTGCGTTTTGATTCAATTGTCTCACTTCCCCACATGGTACGAATTTCGTCCATTGTGAATGTCTTCTTGCCGATTTTGTGATAACCTTCGTTGTGGAAATACCATGCACACTTGTTTTTGCTCCATCTGAAATGAAGCTCTTTCAATGCTTCACGGTACTGTTTCGTGTTTCCACTTACCCACAGCCATGAACCGCACACCTCAATGATGATTCCTTCAAGGGTAATCAAACGGTTTACAATTTCGCGGAACTGTTCGGGGGTCTCGGTCGTTTCCTCTTTGGCGAAGTACGTTTCACCACTTGCGTTCTGGCGTACATTCTTGAGCCGTTCGAACAGCTTGTCGTATTCGGCGTTGATTTCCTTCATTTCGGCATCGCTACCACCGAGATCGGGATGGTGCTTCATTGCAAGCTGCTTGTACTGCTTTTTAAGCTCTTCGAGGGTTTGCGGATTGGTGAACCATTTCATTGTGTTTCTCTCTTTCTTGCCTTGCGGCTTTCTTATTTACATATATATTATACCACTTTCGCGGTATAGGTTCTATGTTATTATTTGAATATTTTGTAAATAGATATTCATATTTACGCGCGGAAAGAGAGAAACCATAGATTCATTCTTCTCTGAGAAACGCTTCAATCACGTCTCGCTCTGATCGGAATACAAGCCGGATTTGTCCGTCGAGATAGCCCTTGCGTTCCTTATGCCTTATCCGCTTGAGCTTCTTGAAAACACTCACGTATTCACGTTTTATAGCCTGTTTCCATTCATCCTCAGTTGCAAGCTTGATTCCGTACTTTGTGTTGCTGATAATGATCTTCTGAACGACTGTGCTGCTGTTTATCGCCATGATGTCTTTGCTCATGATGCGCCTTGCCTTCGTACTGTGGAAATTGTCGCTATCAATCTGGCAGTACCATTCCGGCAATGCGGTAGCTATCTCTTCCTGCTTTGTCCACTGATTTCCGCGCTCTTTGAGGTATCGGTATAATGCCCATTGGCGAGAATTCAGTTCGCTCATGCTATCACTCTCCTATATGTAGCTGCGACCGAAAATCGCAATAAAGTCTTCTACACTCCATCCATAGTGTTTCATAGCAATCCTCTGCACTTTTGCTTGTAATGCGCGACATATTTCAGCGTTCTTATGAACTGCATTTTCGCCGAAGATATGGCAGCGATTGTGGCATATGTACACTTTCAATCCGTACTGCTCGCTCTTGCTCCGGTTTGCCGTTCCAAAGAAAACGTGCTAATGGTGGCAATCAAGTGGGTCAGCGCGTCCGTTCCTTTCGCATATATAGCAGTGGGTTTTGTCGCTCTGCACGATAGATTTAGCCATTTCATCACCTCCAATCTGCCGCATAGGCTTTAAGAAGATCGGTCTGCAAATTCTCATCTTCCTTGTTCCCGAAAAATTCAGCCCGCATAAAAACAGGTCGGTATTTCTCATGCGCTTTGATCTTCGCGTTCTCGATATCGCGTTGCGTGTGGTTGCACATGAACTGTCTGCAAATCCACGGTCGTATGCTGTAGATCAGACACTTTCTGTTTGCTTCATCACGAAATGGGCAAGTCATGTCAACCCCGGTCAGAAAATTATGTCGCTGTTCCTTGATGTTGTGTTCCTTGACATATGCCTTTATTGCTTTGATTTCCTTGTTGCTCATCGGGAGAAGGTCGCTGCAACATTGACCACAGCTTGAGCATTTGCCGCCGATAGTGAAATCTGTTACCATAATGGCTTATTCCCCTTCTTTCAGCAGTATGAAGTTTATCACCACTATGTCCGTTATTGTCGGGTCTTTTGATTTCAAGTCCCTTTTTAAGGCATCTATAGCTTCAAAAGAGTCGACCTTCTTTTTCGTCGTTAGGTATGCAGTGGCAACCGCCACCACATTTGGTACTCGTGTTACCGCATAGACCGCATAATACTTATACATTGTGTTTCTCCTATCTTGCTGATTCCCACAGCGATAGCATATTCGCTATCTCTTTGTCCGTCTTTGTTTCGATTCCGACCGCTTCACAGTCCTGAATAATGTTCTCTATCAAACGGCTCATTTGAGCGGTATCATATGTGCTACTGCCGTAATAGAGAATCACATTTGTGCAACCCTCTATTTTGCTCTGGAATGTATCGGTCTGCCATCCGAGTCCGTTTTGCGACCACTTATCGCATAGGCATTCAACTGCTTCATCCTTCACACATACGGTTTCAGACACGCCGCCGATTTCCTTTACTGCATTGCGGTATATTTCTTCTTTCGTTGTGTTTAACTTTTCTGCAAGCTTATCCATAAGCGTCCAACAGTAGGCATTAGCGTCAAGCGACCGCTTTTTTCTGTATTTGCCTATCTTGATTGACAGCTTCTCGCACTGATTCAGTTCATCGTACAATTGCTTGACCATCGGCTTCTCGTTGATCTCCAAAGTCAATTTTGCTTTGCCTGTCAAAAAGTCGATATTGAGCGATTCAATCTTCCCTGTCAGTTCGTTCATCGTTTCCGTCCTCATCTTTCAACACATAGCCGTGTGCATCCGCATTGATTTCGTTGATAGTCTCCAACGTCCGTATGATACGGTCATTCTGCTTTTTGGTAGTTTCCAGTAGCTCGACTATCCTATACAGTGCTTTAAGCACCTTGCCTTGATAATCCACTTAATCACCTCCTTTCCATTTGCTAACAAACCGACACATTATATGTGACAGTCAACAATTGTTATGTAGTCATTGTCACCCGCATTATCGAATACATTCTTCCTGTAGTTCCTTATGTATTCAAGCTCGTTCTCATCGTCAAGCGACACGCCAAACCATCCCATTCTGCCTAACGAAATCCATTTTCCGCTTTTGTCTATTATTGCGTAGGTGTGAAACAGCGCGGTGGCTTCGGCGTATTCTTCTTTGCTCTTATATTTGTCGGTGAAATAAGAGGTGCGGTAAAAGCGGAAGTAGAAATCATTTATGATTTCCTCGTCGCTTGGAGTTACCGGCGGCTGTTCTTCAACCTTCAATTCCCAGAATCTTATTGCCCTGTCGTATTTCTCCTGATAGTCAGGGAATACACAGTCTTTGATTCTTGCGCTGTTAGCTTTGATATAGTGACCAGCCGCGCACTCATTTGCGACTTTGAGTATACCCGAAAATCTGCCGCCGACTTGCCACCAATCCCACTTTGCATTGGGGTTTTCCCAATGCCCATAGTCGTTTGTTTCCGCATCCTTCTTCTCTTCGCACCAATCCTTCATGAAGTCTTCAAAGGTTGGGTATAGTTCCTTGCAGGGTATTTCGACTTCAATTGCGCCAATTTTTGCAAGGTCTTTTTTTCTCCGGTATTTGTCAGCAAAAGAGTACTGATCTCTTTTCCCCTCTTCTATTGCTTTCTCATATTCTTCTTTAGTCACTTCGTCGTAAAGAATAGAATCATAGGGGCTAACGAGAGTGCCGTTTGCGAGCTTTACTCTGTGTATCGTGCTTGTTTCGTATTCCTCTTTGCGCTCCTGTGTGGTGCTATAGAATTCCATGTATTCCTTCGGGCAATCCCCCTTATTGTTTTCCTGATACGGAGCGAGAGCTTTCGCTATCCGCTCCTCTGTGGGCTTTCCCTCGGTTATTATTGCGACCGAGAAATGTGACATTTTATTTGTCCTCCTTTCGAATTACGACGCTTGTTTTGTTGTGTATGCTCACCCTGAGCGGTTGACGTGCGTCCTTTACATACTTGTACAGTTGCTGATACGCATTCTTTGCTTCTTTGCAAGTGTCGTATTCAAGGCATACGTTCGTATTCTCCGACGCGAGAAGTTCGTGCGTCTCGTTGAACTCTGCATCATAGCGCGATTTTCTTCTTTTTGCATTGTACTTGATGTTATACATCTTCTTGCTGAACATTTTCGTTCTCCCTTTCGTTTTTGTCTCTGTGACCATGCAAATACTCATAGCGGCTATTCTCACCCATGTTTTCAAGCAAAAACTCTTCTGCTTGCTCTTTGCTCAAATGCCTGTTTGCCACATTCAGCTCGTAACAGTATTCGCCCGTTTCCAGTTTGGCGTTTATGCGTTCCTGTAGGTCTTCCTCAGTGTAATTTCCCTCTATGAGGTACAAATCATAGTCGCTTGCTTCTATGCCGTCCAGATTGGCTGTATCCGTCGCATAGAGTGCTTTTTCGTTGCCTATGAATATTCGATAGCCGCATTGCGGAACGTTGTGACATAGCCGCACAGGGCTTATTTTGAATGCTCCATAGTCATATGTTTTGTCAATCTCATAAACGTCTATGCTGTGCTTCGGCACTCCTGCTTCGACAAGTGGCATTACAAGCCATTCGCAACAGCCGAACCGGAGTGTTGCACGTTCATCTGCAAGCCGCTTTATAGTACTCGGCTGAAAGTGATCAGAATGGATATGCGTGAGTAATACCAGTTTCAGATTCTTGTAAACGTGGCTGAGAGTCTTGAAAGGTACGCCAACGTCAACCAGAATGTTCCCGCCGATCACAACGGCATTGCCTGAGCTTCCGGTTGCAATCACATCATATTCCATTATTCATCTCCCCCTTCCGGGTTACGAACTATTCGCAGTTCGTAACCCGACCGTTTCTTACTGGATATCCGCCATTGACAGCACGTCGCCTTGAGGGGTTGCCGGTGCTACGCCTTTGAGCATTTCGCACACTGCTTTGTACTGCTCCTGCGTTGTCTGCTTTGTTATGCGGTACTGTGCGGCACACTGTATCGGGTCGAATCCCTTCTCTTTGCAGAGCTTTATGAACTCATTGCGGTAATTCACTGCGGCGGTCTGCTGTGCGGGCTGCTGCTGTGCGGCGGGCTTCTGAGTCTGTCCCTTGCCGTCGTTCGTGGTATCGCTGTCCTTTGTGTCGTCGATGTCGAACAGTCCGTTCAGCGCGTATTTGCGGGCGTATGAACTGCTTGCTCCTGTGACCTGAGAACCATCCATTCCCTTCTTGGATTCTTCTTCTCTCGCATAGGCTGTTATTTCTATGCTTTCACAGCTTTCCACGTCGATAAAATGCGCCGTCGCTTCAACGTAGTATCTTCCTCCCATCTGTATTACCTTGTCGGTAAGGTAAACCGTTGTTTTGTACTTCATGTTTAACGGTTTAACCGCTTCGAGAATGTCCTCGCAACTCCGGTAATTGTAGTTTCCGAATTTGTTGTACTGTCCTTTGGGTGCTTTCAGTTCTGACTGAATAGCGAGTAACTTTTCGTACTTATTCATAGATGTAGCCGTTCCTTTCAAGGAATTCCTTTAATTCCTTCAATTTCGTTCTTGTTGCTTTGACGGTGAATCTGAGCGTCAGCACCGGTTCTTCCACAATGGGCGGTGCGACCGTTTCAACCACCGGTGGAGTTAAAGGCTCTGTGACCTTCTCCACCTTTGCCGCCGCTTCTTTTAACGCTTCTTCACGACGCTTGCGTTCTTCTTCTCTTGCTTTTGCTTCTTCAATCGCCTTGAAGCGGTTGACCACCGTCGTAATAGCCGCCGATACATTCAGACTGTTCTTGTATTCATACAAGATTTCGTCTTTGTGTTCCTGCGAATCTATCAGATTCAGGTCGTCGCTTATGCGGTCGAGGAACGCTTTTGCCTGTTCCTTCAAGCCCTTGAGGCTTGCTGAGAGTGTCACATTGATTCCGGAGTTTGCGAACGTCACAAAGTCAATGTTCTTGCTCTGACGGTACTCTTCGAAATACTCCGTTACCTCTTTCCGCTTCTGCTCTTTCAGTTCGTTTTCAACACTGTTGATTTTGTCTTTCAGCTCGGTGTCTGCTTTCCGGAATACATCCGTTATGCACTCCTTATAAACCGCCTCGAACTTGTTGTACGGTGACATTACCGCCGTCTTGACTTCCTTGCGCTTGTCTTCCCAGAATGCAAGCTCTTTGTTAAGCTCTGCCCGCTTTTTCTTGATTGTCTGCACCGTTTCTTCCGTGCAGACAAGGCTCAGGGCTTCTTCGGTTTTTGCGAGAACATCAGCCTTGATTTGATGAAGTTGTTCCTCTATTATCGGAAGCTGTTTCACAGCTATCATTTCGTTGTTATTCATCGGTCTTGTTATCCTCGTCGTCAATTTCTTCCCAGAACTCATAGCGATTGTCGCTGTTGTCGTGGTCAATCGCATCGAGAACGCTCATCACATTGAGCTTGCTCATGCGGTATGTCGTTCCGCTTTCCTTGTCGAGAACATGAACCTCGACACCATTTCTGAGCTTATCGAGAACCTCGAACTCATAGACTGCCTTGTATGTTTTCATTGCTTGATACCTCTTTCTGTTATTTTTCTTGTCGCTGTTTCCAACAGCCGGGGGTTATGTATTTGCGTTTGTTGGGCAACGCGAAGCCCGATAGGGTTGTTTCGCATGATTATCACCTTCCTTTATAACGTTTCGTTATGACGCATTGAGGGCAGTATTGCCGCCGCTCTCGGCTCTTGTCACTCTGTGATTTCTCTTGCTCCGAGAATCTTGTAATTCCTTTTGAATGATTCCCAGCTTCTGAGGTATTCTTTCATACCTCTAACAGCACTTTCCTCAGAGCTGTTTTTGTTTCCGTTACTCGTGTAGTGCATTTCAGCTACTCCGTTTTCGTCAACCGGCATCCCCTCAAAATCGAGATGAAGAGTTTTCATCACTGCCTTATCCTTAATGTTGAACTGTACTGTTACTGTAAACTTTCTCATTTTGTTTCTCTCTTTCTGTGTTTGCCTGTCGGCTTCTCTTGTTTACATTAATATTATACCACTTTCGCGGCATGAATTCTGTATTTTATTATGAATTCTTTGTAAATCCGTGTTCATATTTTAAGCTCTCTTTCTGCATTTTGTTTGCAAAGAATTCTGCTAAACTTCTGGCATAAATCAGGTCTCTTTCTACAAACCTTACTTCGATTCTGCGTTGTTTCATTCGTCGTCTCCGTCCTTCCTCATCAGTCGCCACATATCGCTGTCGGCTATGTCAAAAGTGTTTTTCAGCGTTGACCAAAATTCAATCGAGCCGTTTCTCTTCCCTCTCTCTACATTGGAGTAAGTCGCACGGCTCACTCCGATCAGCTCTGCCAATTCGGCTTGATTCATTCTGCGGCTTACTCGTAGTACCTTCAAGTTCGTTCTCACTGCTTTCATCCTCTCTGTTGTTTGCAACACGTTTGCTATGAATGCTAACAAAGTGACGCATTATAGATAAGTTTTAAGGGCATTCGCCCTCATAAAACCTCAAATATGCTACGTATATATTTCTCAAACTCTATGTATGTAATCAGCCCAAACTCGACGGCTATTTCTGCCGCGCCGAGTGCCTGATATGCTAACGCTTTCTTGTCTTCTTTACTTTTTGCGCTCACAGCCAACGTAATATCGAATGATAATCTTTCATGAATGTTATGTTTTCTTCCGCTTATCAAAATGTTTCACCTCGTTACATTATTCTGTATTTTGTGACCTATGAATATGATTATACGAATATTTCTTTCTCATTCAATGGTAAATGTTGCATTAGTTTGATTATTTTCTTTAAAATGATTACAATTTGAAACACATTGTAGAATGTGCTATGATGTTTCATATGGGAGGTGATGTAATCAATGTGTTTCATTGGAGAAAAATTAAAAACTTTGAGAAAGGGGAGAAAGCTAACCCAGCAAGAGTTATCCGAAAAGCTCGGAATTAGCCGTGCAACAATATCGAATTACGAAGTTGGAAGGCGTAGCCCACACCTATCAGACCTCCGCCGCTTTGCGGAATTTTATGGTGTGGGACTTGATTATTTTGGCGTGTCTACAGTTGATGAGAGTTTTGAACTGCTGAGCCGCGCAAAGAGCGTCTTTTTGAACGAAGATATTCCGAGAGAAGAGCGAGAACGCTTATACAAAGAGATAATGCGCTTGTATTTGCGGATGGAAGAGTAAACAGTAAGGGAGAAACATAATGAACAAAAGGACAGGGATATATGGAAGATATTCAGATACGAAACAAGATGATGGTTTCTCTATTGAATATCAGCTAACAGAGTGCCAAGCATATCTGGATAAAAACAGTATGCCGCTAACCAAAGCATATATAGATCAGGCTATTACCGGAACAAAAGTCGCCGGACGTGAAGCATTCCATGAATTGATACATGACGTAAAAAATGGGTTGATTGACGTTGTTGTAGTCTACAAATACAGCAGGATATTCAGAAACGCTTATGAGAGCCATAAGTACCGGAAACTTTTCAAGAAGCATGGAGTTAAACTCATTTCCGTAACTCAAACGGTTGACGATGAAACATCTTCCGGGCAACTTATGATTGGCGTTATGGCGAACATCGACGAATATCAAAGTGCTGTAATCAGTGACCACGTTAAGAGTGCTATGCGTGAAATGGTATCAGAGGGATTTTTTGCGGGCGGTACAGTTCCATATGGTTACAAGTTGGAGACTGTGCAACACGGCAAGAAAACAAGAAAGAAGTATGCCCCGGATGAATTCGAAAGTAATATCGTGAACAAGATATTTGAACTGTATGCTGACAATTATTCGTTGAGATACTTGCAAACATACCTTAAAGACAATGGAGCTTTTACAAGGCGCGGGAAATATTTCAGCATACAGACAATAGCAAGAATGCTGAGAAACGATTTTTACATCGGTATTTTGAGATACAGTGCGCAAGGGCATGAACCAATAGTCGTGCATGATATTATCCCACCAATAATAGATAAAGAGCTATGGGATAGGGTACAATATCGGCATAGCAGACAAAAAGATGTCAGACCACGAAAAAGAAAAGACCTTTATGCTTTGACAGGAAAAATCAAGTGTGCCAATTGCGGAAGTCACTATTTCGGCATTCGTTCCGGCAGTACGCAAAACGGAAAGAAATATGATTATAAATATTACGTCTGTTCGCAAAGTAAAGACTATCACACTTGCTCTTGCAAGAGAATCAGAAAAGACTTTTTGGAAGAAATCACAATGCGTGAAATAAAGCGTCACATATTAAACGAGAAATCAATTTACAGCATAGCCAATGAAATGCTACTGATATTAGGAGAAAACCCAACCGAGCAGAAAAGCAAGCTGAAACAATTAAAGTCCCGGTCTTCATCCTTGAAATCCGAAATGAAAGAATTGATTGATTTAAGGGCTAAGAAGATAGTAAGCGATTCATTTCTTGCTGAACACATCAAAGAGAAAGAAACCGAATTGCAAGAAATTGAACAGCAAATATACAATATTGAACGTCAGACAAAATCGACTTTGACACATTCGATGATAGTAGACTATCTGAATAAGATGTTGTCAATATCGGATGATACAGACGATGAAGTGTTGAAAACCATTTTCGATAAATTTGTAGATTCAATCGTTGTCAGCGACGAAAGCATTGATATTACGCTCATCGTCTCCCCTCATGGGGATTTAGAGTATAACGCTTCATTACGGCAACCGAAATTAACGCTATACTCCAAAATAAACAGATAACCAAAACGCATACCAAGGAGAGAATTGATTATGAATTGTGTAATTTACGCAAAGCAAAACGACGGAATAAGCGTGTACGAACAATACAATCAATGTGCCGCGCTTGCAAAGCGGCTCGGATATTCCGTCAGCGGGAAAGTGCTTGATTTCGATGGTACTAAACTCCATGAAGCTATAAACAAGGTCATTGCAGAACATGACGTTTCCGTATTGATTATTCATAGCAAAGATATTGTTTTTAGCAACAGCAGCGACTATATCTTTTACAAAATATATTTGGATAAGCTTGAAAAGCGGTTAATCATAGTAGAATAATAAAAAAGGCGGGGAGCTATCCCCGCCTTTTTCTATTGCTTTGTCACTGCGTGAAATCTTTGATAACCGTGCTATCGCTTACAATCTGAGGTAAAACCCCATTCCACTTTTCGAGCCGTTGTTTGTTAATCAATTCCGGAGTGAGCGATTCGGCGAGTTTTCTGTTTGCTTCTGCTTCTGCTTCTGTCGCAATCAGTAACGCCTTTGCCTCTGCCTCTGCTTTGGAAATGATCACTTTGTTATTATTCTCCTGCGTAGTCAAAAGCTGTTCGGATGAGAATTTTTCATTGATAGCTTTCTGAATTTCCGGGTCGTCATACTCTATGCCGTCCTTCATGCCGAGTACGGTTATCGTGATACCTTTGTCGGCAAAATATGTAGTTACATCTTCCCGAACTGCTGTCATGATTTTTTCTTTGCTCGACAGGATTTCATTCAGTGTGAAGTTTGCGCACTCCTCAACGAATTTGCTCTCAACCCTCGCCCTGATTTCACTGTCCATGATTTCTTCAAGCGTCTTATTGTTGTAACTGTACAAGAACTTTACAGCATCGTTTTCGGTGTATATCTGCGCCGAACAGTTCATTCCAACTGAGAAACCGATCGACTCGGATGATTCAGCGTATATCGCCTGATTTTTTGAAGAAGTACCAGAAGTTCTTTCAGAAGACCATTCGCGGGTTTCAGGTGTGCGCTCCACGATAATCAGCTTCGCGGCAGCCCTCCATTCACCGCTCCAATCTCTCCGCCCAGTCTGAACCCATCTGTGAGGTATCTGCACTTCTTTTGTTGCCACCATTGCGTTTGCGAGCAGTTCTTCTGACTGGAATGAAGCTTGTTCAGTAGTATCTCCGACCAACGGAATCAGAAACGCTGTCTGTGACGCTTCAATGGTAACGAATTCCGGCTTATCGTAAGGGCGTACACATCCGGTGAATATCGCCATAGCCGCTACAAGTGCCATAACGAACAGAATTCTTTTTGCGGGTTTCATTTTTCGTTTTCTCCTTTATTGCATATAAAATTGTACGAGCAAAAGCCCATATATGCCCATGCTCCGATTTCCGCAACACGCGCCCCCCAATAACAGACTTGCATAATGTTGTGGTAAACGGTGTATTCTTGTGAACCCTCAATCTCCATTTGCTTTGTTGCGAGTTCGATAGACTGCCGAGCTATTTCAGCGTCAATCATCGGCTGAATAACAGCGTATATGATAATCAGTGCTATCGTTGCTACGGCAAATCGGATAATCCAGTATATTTTCTTATTCATTCATCTCTCCATTGTCCTTTGCGGCTTGCTTTACCGCTTCAAGCAATGAGTCGGATATTCTGATCGTCAGCCGATTAGTATGTATACTGTTCGATTGCTTTTTCAAGGCTACCTTCTCCCTGCTCTGCGAGCTTGATGAACTCGAACACGCGCTCACTCCATCCGGCAACAATGTTTGTTTTCGCACCGCAGAACTGCTGTGTGCCGTAGCCCATAAGATCAATTGCGTGTACCCATATGTCGTTGCCACTCTTCCAGCGATACTTGTCGGCAAGTGTTTGAACAGGTGTGTTGTAACCACCGTTGCATTCATTGTCCGAAATGATAATCACTCGGTCAGCTTTGATGTTATCCAAAATCATTTTCTGGAAAGGAAGTCCCATGTCCGTACCGCCGCCGAAATTTGCCTGAGCAACCGTTTCGAGGATTCCGCTTCTATGGCTCATCCGGTATGTGTCTATTAAGGAGTTGAACGTGAAGAAATAGCTGTTATCGCAAATCTTGTTTGCAATAAGCCCGAGAAGCATTGCTATTTCGAAGCAACGTACATTCGACTTTGCGCTTATTCGGTCGCCCATAGAGCCGGATTTATCAACAGCGATAACCGTTGTTCCTTCCAGTCTGGGCATATTTGCGATAGACGCTTCTACGGCGTTTTCGAGCGCGTCATATACACGACTGCCGCCGATTCCTATGATTTCCTTGTATGCCGAGAGATAGCGGAAAGGAAGTTGTTTTGAACGTCTTACTGCGTCGGGGTTCTGAATGGTATCAAGCACCTTGTTTACATTCGAAGGACTTGCAATGAGGATATTACGGAGATTTCTGAGAAGTGCCATGTATCCGACCTTGCCGCTGTCTATGAGGGCTTCCCATGTCTTTGTGCTGTTGCCCTTTGCGGAAAGTTCAGTCTCCCACGTATACGGCGTTTCAAGCTCGCCATTCAGAAGCCGTTTCCACATTTCGGACTGTGCCGCATTTTTCGGCGTAGGTCTGCACAGACAGAGCAGATCACGCATTTTAACGCTCTTTCCGTCGCCCTTATACTTTGCAAGGGTATATTCGTCAAAGTCCTGCATTGCGTCCGCTATGCCCTTCTTGAGTGAGTTCGGAACAGGCTTACCGAACATGGAGAGATAGCAAGCCATTATCTCCGTTACATCGTCGCCGCGAACCGTTACCGCCTTGACCACCTTGCGTACAAACGGCTTGCCGTTCACCTCGTGAGCGAGATAAGCTGTCAGCACATGAGAGACAGAGCGCATATTGAACTCACGTCTTGCGAACACTGCCAGATTTGCAACAAACTGCGGATCAGTTGCAATTGCGTTCTTGATTGTTTCCTTCATTTCTGCGGTATTGTCACCGTAGAACTTCTTTTCGTTGACAAAAGAACAAAGCACCTGTGTAACGAGCTTTTCTTTGTCGCGCATTTTGTATGCGGCGTGACCTTCCTTGTTTACGGTCTTGTTTGTCTGAATCGTGTTGAATTTTGCCATGATTTTCTCCTTTCGATAAACAAAAAGCAAGCGCGATAAGTTCTAATAATCGGGTCGATTTTGGATTAAAAGTCCGAAGTATCCGACTATTGCAATACGCGCTTGCTTTGGTATAAAAGCAGATGAAATCTGATACAGTTATATAAGCGTTCTATACCCATTGAACTATAATGCCATTGCGGCATTAGCAGGAGTTGAACCTACGTCTCTCGGTTAACAGCCGAAGTAACCGTAACATACAATGCTGCTTTTATTGGCGGTTATTGTTGGAATCGAACCAACCTCTACGGCTATTGCCGTTGCTCGACCTGAGCCAAATAACCAATGCAAGCGGATGAAATTAACAACGGAAATGTGCGCCCTGCACTTCATGCGATACCGCATTTATAGGAATCGAACCCAATTTCTCTATGAAAGAAGTAACCGTCGTTTGCAATGCCGCTTTGGTATGAATCAGGTAAAAGTTATAACTGAGATTACTTAATTTATGGCAGGGAAGTATCCGTTGTAATCAATGCTGATTCATTGGTGACTCAAGCGGGACTCGAACCCGCAACTTCATGATTAAAATTCATGTACGCTACCATTGCGTCACTGAGTCAAGGTAAGCCGATAAAAACTATAACAGTGTCTTACTACAATCGCTCTACCAACTGAGCTACACCCCCATTGGCGGGGGCGGCAAGAATCGAACTTACGACACATTGTTCCATGCTGAAGTAACTGTTATATGCAATGCGGCTTTGGTGGACAGAGAAGGACTCGAACCTTCATTTCATATGTATAATTGCCGTTATATCATCTGCCCATAGTACAAGCGGATAAAAACTACATCAGTAACGTATACCTGTTCTACCAATTGAACTATCTCCCGCTTTTGGCGAGAGAGTAGGGGTCGAACCTACACACCGGGGTTTTTCAGACCGAAGTAACCGACGTATACAATGCCGCTTGTGTGCTATTTGTTAGCACATATATATTATATCAGAATATTCAGATAAATTATACAGTGTTTCCTTGAACAGTTTGTACATTGGTGTTCATAATTGAAGCTCATCCGGCTGTGTGCTCTGTTGCTTTCGGTAAGCCGCAAGCCGTTCAGCCATTTCCTGCCGCTGTTCCTCAGTGTAGTTCATTTTCTTCGGCGGTTTTGGGAATCTCATCCATGAAGCGGGCATTTTGACTACCATTGAACCGTCGTCGTTTTCGTTGAGTACTTTCACCTCATCGGGGTATTCGGAAATGTACTCCTTTATTTTCCGAACGTGTTTCTGTTCTGCCGTGTACACGGTCAGCGTCGGTTCACCGACTACATACTCAATGTCTGTTTCACGCATTTTCTGTTTCCTCCTTTTTCTCACTGAGATAGCAAACGTCTAAGTTATCAAGTTTGGCTATAGCTACAACGTCCTCGCCATTCCATACATAGATAAGCTCATTGCGAACGTCTATGGCATCAGCGGGGATGTTGATAAACGTCTTATCTTTGAATCTGATTATAGCTCTCTTCATGTGTTCTCCTTTGTTATTTCTCTTGCAAATACACTATACATATTGCAGTATTGTATTCACCCGCAAGTTCCTTATCACCGTTTCGCTCTCGCCATGTCCGAACGCATTCCGGGCAATATAACACTCTTCCATAGCTATTCCATCCGGATTGAATAGCTCTCTTGACATCTCCTGCCGTTACGACTTCCTCGTGCTTTCCGCAGTTGGAACAGTAAATTTGTATGCCTTTACTCATGTTACCTCTACCTTTCCGCTTTCGCCGTCCACCTTCTTCTCTCGCCATTTCATAGGGCAATCCGAGTAAAAGTTATCCTGCGGTGTTCCTTCGTCCGTTGCTCCTTTTGAGCATTTGTGCCGTCTCCAGTTGTAGAATGGACAATCTCCGCAACAGCCGACCTCAATTTCAATTATTCTGTGCATTTGTCTTTTGATTCCCCCCGACTGCAAAAGTCATTTTCACGCATTGTTGTATCGTGCAGATTGCAGTACCACTTTTCGCGTGTACCACACGGAAAACTTTCGCTGTGCTTGCAATCTTTGCATCGGATAACACTCACCATATCGTTTTTCAGAATGAACCTCGTTGTCTCGTCTGCAATGATTTTGCTCGCTTCAATCGTTTCTTTGTATTCCGGATGTTCGGCGGCAATATTGTCCAACAGCTCGTCAAACGTCATCTCTTTTCGCCCCATCATTGCGCCGCAATGGGGGCAGTACGGCGTGATTTCTCCGTTGATTGCGTCTTTCCCGCACTCAGAGCATCGCGGGTAGTCGCTTATGCGGTCATATATCCACTCGGCGTAGATGACCGGTGCGACATCGACGGCGGGGATTGCCGCAATATTTACATCTTGTGTACAATATCCGCAATTTTCACCGTCTGAAATGATTTGAGCTTTTTCCAATACTTCTTCAACGGCAGCTCTGGAGATATAGTCGCTCATGATTTCTCCTCCATTTTAGCGCCACAGTTCGGGCAGAAGTCCGAGCTATAATCCGAATGGTTTCCGCACACCGAGCAGAAAACCCCGAGATTCTTTCCAGTCGCTCTGCCGGGAAACTTTTCGTCCCATGTCAGCCAGCGTCCGCGGACGACCGGCGCGACATCGGCAGACGGAATCCTCATGATGCTTTGGGTCGTAACAACGAAGAACCAGCTGCGCGTGTTTAACGGATCGTAAAGCATCGCTTTGTGTTTTAGTACTTCTTCACGGTCGATATATTCAGCCATTGATCATGTCTCCTTCTCGTATAAAATCACGATCTCGGTGAAATCGTAGCTGTTCACTGTCCTTGTCACCGAAATGATTTCTGCTTTCTTGATTCCCATCGCGCGGATAGCCTCTTCGACTATTCTTGCGGCTTCTTGCGGTTTTGTGTTGTCCGAGTAGCCAGTCATCAATACTTTAATCATTTCTTTCTCCTGTATTCCGCATTTACTTTTGGGCATAGCGGCGACCACCAATAGCCGAAATTGCACTCTTTACGCATACCACAGTCCTCACATACCGTTTCCGCGATGTCATCAAGCACCCTCCAATCATCATACGGGTCGTCGCAATCGCGACTCCGGCAATATCTCTCGACCAGATCGTGGCAATATGTATGATAGCTATTGTCGTAAATATAGCCGTCATTCGAGCATACTACGCGAACGTATTTCTTGCCCTTTCTGATTGCCGTGTGGCACAAATCACATTTGTGTTCCTTCCGCGCGCACGGCATCTCTTCTCGTCTAAATTCGTTCATCTTTCGCCTCCGATGTTTCTCGCTGTTCCGGAAGTCTTTCGATACTATCATGCAGCCCCTTAAACCCCTCTGGGTCACTGCGGAAGCACGCTGCGCAGATATAATTGCATCCGGCGGTGTTTTTCCACGGGCAGTTCATAAACGCCATCGAGCGCTCTTCGAGCGTGTTGTTCATTTATCCTCCTTACACCGGATGACCGGAACACAATCCGTCACAAGTTCATCTTCCGGAAGTGGTTCGCGGTCGGATTGATTCAGAAAATCAATCGTCGCGTCAAGAGCTTCAACGTCCTTCTCGAATACCGGGTCGTTGTTTCCCTTCGCGTAGTCTATCGTGCTATCACGCAGACTTTTCAGTTGGGATATAATTTCAGCTTTCGTCATTTGTTTTCACCTTTTATAAGTGGCTTTCCTTCACTGTCCACCATAACAGTAACGCCCACTCCGTATCCGCTTTTATACGCAAGGTACTGCACCCCTGTGTCGTTATCAACGAATACTTTAATTTTACTTGACAAATCTTCGTAACTGTCAATCAGCTTAAATCGTTCACTTTCCGCCGTATTGACCGTATCATTTCCCCTGTCCCTGCATGATTGTAGCACCGTGCAGATCAGAGCCGATAACAGCCCTGCGGCGATAACACTCTTGATTGAATATTTACGGTTCATTCGTTATCCCCTTTCATCTCAATTCACTACGTTCGGCTCAAACGGCAGAACGTTCGTGTGGAAGTATATCTTGTAGTCGTAAGGATTCGTCAGCGTTCCGGTGATGTCCTCGACCACATAGAGCGTGTATTCGTTGAGATACACGTAATTCTTCTTGTACGTACTTGCTCCAGTTTTAACCGTCACGACCAGTTCACCGTGTTCGTTGTTCGAGATATTCATGCACCCTTCCATTTCAAGAATGATGGTGTCAGTTCGGGCGTTGTACACGGTTATGCGCCGTTGGCACTCGAAATACTCCGCCTGTCTCGATATGTTATAATCCACTGTGGACGCTTCAGTGCATCCAGTGAAGGTTGTTGCGGCTACTACCAGTGCCGCAAGTAAAAACCTGATCTTACGCATTATTTTCTCCTTTTGTTTCTGTAAGATATGGGCAAACCACACCATTGCGCAATTCGCACCAATCATAAATCGTTCTGAATGGTGCTTCGTCACGTCGTAAAAGGCATTTGTTGCGTTCCGCCCATCTTTCGTCGGTGATTGCAAATAAGCACTCGCTCGGCTTTGTCGGCATTTTGTCAACTACGATTTTCATTCGCCGTTGTCTTCTATGTACATCCACGACTGCGGCGGTCGTGTGATGATGTTCCGGCAACTATAGCCATACTTGGCATTCTCGTCTTCGTATCCATACTCGCAAAGGTCGCATTCGCTCCATCCGCAATGTTCTGTTCTTGATCTCAGGCACTGATCTAAAGACCACGGCTCGTCGAAAATTTTTACGTTGGTGATGTGCCAAGCATATCCCTTGCCCTTCAGATACCGCGCGATTTCCTCTTGCGAAAGACGTGCTTGCTGTTCTACGTCGTCCGGAGCATGGTTCAGTGGCGCAAGTTCATAGATTTTATCGCAGGTAAACACGCCAATGACTTTGCCGTTACCGCACTTGTCAAACGCATTGTGGCTTTGCGCATCGGCGTAGCTGTACTTTTTCCCTGTCCAAAATGATAGTCTTTTGTCTTGTGTACAGTAGATGTAGCACATAAACGAAGTATCAAACTTCGGGCGGGTTCGTCTGACCTCAATCGTCTTTTCACCGCTCGCTATCAGCCCGCACCATTTCGGATGAATGCTTATCATTACTAAGTTCATTTGAATTTTCCTTTCGGCAGTGGTGGAATTTCACACCACGCAATCACTTTTCTTCCCGGCTTTACGTCCCATCCATAGCCCTGATAATATTTCCCGAATTCAACGCTGTAGTTTTCGAACAAGCTCCCGTCACTTCTGGAAAAGCCCCAGTACTCAGTCAAGCAGACGGTGTTTTCGTCGGCGAAGGTAATGCGTCTTCTGCGCTTATCCATTCAGCCATTGCCATCCTTCTTCCATTCCTCGACGATATGCGACTGCTCGACTTTTGCACGCATTCTGACCTCAAAAGCCCCTTCAAGTCGCTTTGCTTCTTCCATCAGTTCCCACGCCTTGTCTTCGTTTCCTGCGGCGTGATAGTACCGCCATTTATCCGGCTCGCCTTTGAGCTTGTACTCAATTATGTATTTGGTTTTCATTTTCTTACTCTCTTTCTCTGTTGTTTCGATATCTCCAGCCGTTAGCGAACACCTCATCATGCAATCCTCGCATTCATCCGTATAGGGGAAGGAATGCTTGTCATCGCGATATTCGCAATCGTCGTGTTTCTTACATTTGTCCCTCATTGCTTCAAGCAAGCTCTTCATTTCTCTGTCTCTGTTAACAGTCTGATCAGCTCATCTACTACACGTTGAGCTTCCGGAGACAGTTTTTCGTATGCTTCCCATTGCTCGTCCTCTATGCCGTCTATCTTCCAAAAGCACGGAATGGTGTTAAATCGGCACTTTTCGCCCTCATATTCGTACTTACAGCCTACACAGTCTTTTCTCAGACCGCACATCATCTTGATTGTTGCGGGGTTCATATTCATTTCTCCTTGTCTTCCTGTTCTTGCCGATACGCCACCCATGAGTTTATGAACAGTTTTCCGCCTTTGTCTCTCCGATTGTAATTGTCCAGCATGAAGTTATCGAGCGAACGACTGAAATAAAATCCCCATTCATTTGCCTTTTCAATGATGTCCCACATTCCCCGAACGTCAAGGAAATTATATGGCGATCCGATTATCCAGACTGGTTGCCCTTCCATTTGCTTTAACTCGTCAATGGTCAACGGCTCATCGTCTTTCTGATCTACTGCTTTGCGATTGAATTTGCATGAGTCGCTATTGCTGTCGTAGTCGCAAAAACCTGAATCGTCATGACAAGCCGAACACAACATGAGCCGTTTCCCACATACAGGGCAATATGCCATATAACCGAACTCTTCGACGCTCCACTGCATTGTGATTTCGGTTTCGCAATGCGGGCATACTTCCGTTATGATGTAGTCCTCGTTAATCATTTTCCGTTACCTCTCCATATTGATCGGCGTTCCGACCGTCCCGACGCTACCGGAATCGTCCGTTGCTTTGAAGCTCTCGCCCGGCATAGGGAACATGAAGCGGAACATAAGGTAGTTTGCTGCATCGACCAAATGCTCTGTGTTGCCGTCCTTCTTGAATGCTTCAAGACACAACTCAGCGGTTGCTATTGCGTCCACACGCCCCTCGCCGAAATTCTTCTTTGCCGCTCCGTATTTGTAATACGAAACCTCAACGCGATTTTTGCGTAACTGGTCAAATCTTTCGCTGTATTCTTCGCTCATGTCTTGTTCACCTTGTTAAGCCTTTCAGCCCATCTTATCTTTTTCCATGTCTTGATTTTTTCGATGTCCTTATCTTGTATGTGCCAAAGCTCTTTGCATATATCGACCGTTAAACCTACGTCCGCAATTTCTTCGATAAGGTTGCTCACAGCTTTTTCAACCGATACCGGAGTGGGGTTGTTTCCGTCCGTTGCTCTTTTGAGTTTGAGTGCAGCATGTGCTAATTCCGCCGCTTCTTCTGCGAGCTGGCACAAAAGCTCACTTTGAGAAATCCGGTCAAGAATGAGGTCGGTGTCTACGTCGTCCGAAACGTACATATCGGAATCGCCGTTGTATGCTCGTTTGCACTCATCACACGGAAAGTCATCCAGTTGTAAGTTCTTGTGTATACACCTTTTGCAAGATTCATTCACTCGGTTCATTCTTCTTTCTCCATATTCAACTCCATTGCTAACTCCGTGGAGATTTTCTTTATTGTGGCTTCTGCTTTTCCTGAATCGTTCCAGTCGATTTTTGAAAGTGTCTTCAACACTTCATCGAGTCGACCTCGTGTCGTTCTCAGTGAATTGAAAAGCCTGTTCGCTTCCGACTCTTTCAAGAGGAACTGATTTTTCCACTTGTCAGCTTCACTTTGAAGCTCTGTAATGAGCTTCAAAGCCTGTTCAAGGTCTTCTGCCGCTGTTATCGGCAAATCCCATTCATGACCTTTTGCAAACTCGATGAGTTCATTGAGGTCTTCGAGTGTTGTTTCGATATTCACTGTTTCCCTCCGTTTTTGCGGTTCATTCATTTATCTTGATGAATCCGCGCTCTATCCACCTTTCAATGGTTTCATCAGGGTCTCCGCGATGGAAGACAATCTCGGGGCGTTTTGCCCCTTTATCGTCAACGCAAAATCCGTCTTTGAAAGAATATATCTTCCCTACGGTAAATCCCGTTATCGGTGCTTTGCGAACCGCCCTCCCGGTGAACCTCTTCGGCTTTTCCGGTTCGGGCTTCTCCTGCTTGCCGAATAGCTTTTTTACAGCTTCATCAGCGGCGGTAAATACGTCGTATTTGTCCTTATGGTATCTCTGCACGGTCGCGCTTCTTTCGGCTTTCTTGCCGTTGTAGAGCGTTGCTGTGGTCTTGTCTCTGTCCGGGGCAATGACAATCTTCCAGTTTGAGACTTTGGAAAAGAGATCAAGGCTTTCAGAGCTAACCCATTGACCACGATGTGGGTCTGTCATGCCTCCGCATGAATGCCCATCAGTAACCGGCGAATCAAGTTCAATCGCCAATATATCGCATACTATTGGATGATTCCCCTTAACAGTCCCCACACTCCCGACTGGAATATTAACGCCAACGAGTTTGTTTTCTCTTGCATATATAACTCGATCACCTGTGTGGAACTCGCTCTTGTTTTCTACTTTCTTCTTATCGCTGAGAACTTTCAGATCACAGACAAACATCCACTGCCCTCTATAAGGGGCAGTCGTGCCATTGCATGAATACCCATGCACGAACGGTTTGTCGAATTCGACTGCTACCTTTCCAATGCTTGACGCTATGTATTTGACCGTTCCGGTCGTTCCTATCTTCATACAATGCTCATGGTTTTCGTGTGTCACGACGACTCGATCTCCGACTTTTATGTTGCTCATGTTTTTTCCTTTCTGCCGGGAATAACCGCCCGGCTCGGTTGATTGAATTTGATTATTTTCACTTATTCCAACAAGCTCCAACAAGCTCTCTATCAAGCGTTTGTTGAAGTCTCATCCGCTCTCTCAAGAATGTACTGCAATCTTCGAAGCAGTTCATTCTCGTTTTTGATTTTGTCGTAAATCTCAGTGATTCTCTTATGGTCAGTCCCTACGTCCCATAACACAATGTCGATTGGTGTATATCTCTGTGCTTTCTCCTTGAACCGTTCGACCATTTCGTTGAGCCGTTCGTTGTCGTACTTGATGTCGAGTTTAATTCCCTCTATCTGTGTTTGAATCATTTTCATTGCGTCCATGCTTTGTTTCCTCCGCAATTTGCTTTTCTTTTGTATGTATATATTATACCACTTTCGCGGTATCAATTCTGTATTATATTTTGAATTTTCTGTAAATTGATGTTCACAAATAGAGAGAATATTCTGCCTTTTCATCGTATGAATAAACCCGCAACAATGCGCGGGCTATTCTTGAATTTATAGTCTTTTTGCCTTGCTGTAAAGCTCCTTTGTGCTATCCTGTGTGAGTAAGTCGTCAATCGGGCAGTTAAGCGTTAATGCGAGCTTGCAGAGCGTTTCGAGCTGTGCCTTGTCCGGCAGTCTGTCGCCATGCTCCATGTGCTGTATGCTTCGCTTGCTTATTCCTGATGCTTCTGATAACTCGCTCTGTGAATATCCTGCTTCTTTTCTCTTTTCCTGTAACGTCATTACATGAATCATCTCCTTATTCTTTGTACGGCTCGTAAAACACGCCGAACTCCGTTTTGGTTATTTACTACCTTTATAGTATACCGCATTCGCGGCATATTCAAGTCTTTTGATGTTTTGCTATTTTGTCCGCAAGTACGGCGAGCCTTTTCTTATTCAGTTCCGTGCCGACGAAAGGTTTTCCGTTGATATATGAGTGCCAGCCAACAAGTCCGCGCCCCATGCAAGGGTCTCCAATGCACTTGTAATCAACATTCTTTCCTATCCATGCAATCACATCTTCTTCGTCCATTCCGTCAAATGGAAAGTTATGCACGTCGATTCTATTAGAGCAAGCTATAATGAAACACTTGCAGTCTTTTTTATGGTAATACGTCGTACCATATACGTGCGTGTTGCTATACATATTACTGCACCGCTCCGTGAAGTTTGACGCATTTTGTGCGAACAGCTCAACGAACAACGTGTCCGGTTTTATTTCCTCGATACATTCAAAGAACCTATTCTCGAACGGGTCGTAGCTCGTCTGATAGTCTGTCCGATCAGCCTTTGTGTAAAAGCTATTGATGTTTGCCTGACTGCATGGAGGGTCGCAGAAAACGCAATCTGCTTTTTTCATAAAGTCGGGAAGCGGGTCGAAGATGTTATGCACCTTCAAGATACCGCCGCCGATATTGATTTCGCCCTCCATGTTGTAATTCTTGTATACACCACCGTATTCCCATTTACTCATTGATTTGTTTCCTTTCCATTTTTACTGTACCATTTCTCAACGTTTGTTTTTCAACGAAACCGAATTTGCGCAATATACGTGCTTCCATCGGTCGCGCATAGGCGACAATCGTTTTGTTGCCTACCTCAAGTATTAAGCCCGCATTTATTGAAGTCCCAACTCCTTTTCGGCGGAATTCATCTTTAACAAACACTCCACCTATTTCAGCGTACCTTTGTTTCTGCGTCCATCCGCCGACACCAACCAAAGCGCCGTTGTAATATGCACCTATCCAGTAATCGCAAGGGCGGACAAATACGCACTCTTTTGCCGCCCTATTTTCTTTCAGAAATGCAATTCCGGTTTCGTTTGATATAGGCTCGATCCAAACGTCAATTTGATTCGTTGCCATCGTCGAATTCCCCGACTTCCCAGCTCTTACTGTACTCCACATTCCTGAACAGCTCGACGATTCCGGTAAGCTGCTTATATCTCAGCACGGTTTCCATGTCGATACCAAGGTGCTTGCTGATTTCTTCCTCACTCAGCCCCTGCTCTATCAGGCTTCTGACTATTTCTGCATCACCATCGACAGCATGAACGCCACGAGCCTTGTTGAACTGGATTGTCGCCGCCATTCTCTGACTGAGGTCGTGTTTCAGTACAACAATCGGTACTTGCTTGATGTCAAGCCATTCAGGCATACACATTGTATACCTGTGGAATCCGTCGATGATGATGTATTTCTCATCTTCTTCGCTCCATATCGTTACGATTGGGAAACAGAAGCCATTGTCTATAATTGACTGCTTCAGCAGCTCCATCTTATCCTTTGGCACGTTGTTCGGGTTGTAATTGTTTGCCTGTAACATATCTCTGTCTACGAGCTTTGTGTTCAGGCACGGAATATCGATTTTCATAATACGCTCCTCCAGTAATTTATCTTTTCCACAATTGGGTCTTCCGTATTTTTTACGCAAAAGTTATTTTCGTAGTCGTTCAGAACGAGCTGTTTGCACTGCTGTCTCGCGACAAATTCATTGTCAAGGTGCTTTGCAAATCGCTTCTCGAATATCGGCTTTTTGCTTTCGTCCGGGTATGTGGCAAGCAAGAAATCCCTGTACTCCCTCCACGACTTATAGTTTTTCGGAAGTTTCTGCACCTTGAACATCTTTCTGTCTTTCGCCGTTTCCTGCGCGAATGATATGCCTTTTATCCGCTTTAGCAGTATTTCGTATGTGTCAAACTCGAACTCCGGCAAATCCTGAATGGACTTGAAGCTCTTTTCGTGCGTCAGACTTGACACCCTGATTTCGTTTATGTGCTTGCCTTTTTTGTAAGCAAAGTCATAAAACTTGTGGTATTTCAGTCCCTGCTCTCCGATGTATTTCCACACATCATGGAATCCCCAATCGTAAAGCGGGTAGAACGAGTAATTTGTTCCTGCTCTTTTGGTGCTCCAATAAATATCCTTGTACCCCTTGCGCTTCACCATTGTTCTGTATCGGTTCAAACTTTCGTCCGCCCTCAGCCCCACGAGAAAAGCCGTGTTCTCAAAGGACAGTTCAAAGTTGTACATAACATCATAAAACCCAAAGCCCTTGTTCTTGTCGGCGATATGTGTTTCGTGCGACCACGTTTTTCTGAGTATGTTCTTTTCGCTTCTCTTGTGCATCCAAACAGGTTTCTTTGCCTGTTCCCAACAATTCACCTGTCCGTCCGCAAAACTCGTTGAGTTTGTGAGGTTGAACGGAATTTGCAGCCAAAATCTGTTTGTGTTTTCGGGGTACATACTCATGAGGTACTCCACCATTTCTATGGTGGATTTGTAGACGACTTCTTCGTCCAAAAAGAATATGCCTATCTTTCTACCTCTTTTTCTCGCTTCTTGAAGTGCGAGATGGCACAGTGCCTCGCTATCCTTTCCTCCGCTGATAGAAACAATGATATTTTCGAATTCATCGAAAATGTAACTGATTCTTTCTTTCGTTGCTTCCAACACGGTTTTATCCGTGTATTCTTTGTAAGACATTTTCAAGTTCCTCCCCGAACTTCATGAGTTCGTTATAATAGTATTGGTCGATTTTCAAATTACTCACCGCAACATTCATGACTGGTTTGATTTTGTCAAGCCGATCATATCCTTTTGGCTTGTTGCTCTCGCTAAACTTCAAAAGGCGGCGGGGGATTATATCAGGGTCTTTCTTTACTTGCTGGATAACACTTTCCTTTTCCGCTTCGTATGCGTTGACACATTCATCCGAAACGGTTATATCCGTCTTTTTCACGCTATACTCCACCTTGCCGACTTCCACATTTTCAAAATGTGTCATATACTTGTAGGG